AAAAAAATTTACTATTTTCATGCAAAAATTTCTGCATAAATAAATAAAACTTTTTCTTGTTTCTTTTATAGACTGTTGATTTTCAATTATATAAGTTACTACGGAAACAAAGAAACTGCGAGAATTTTTTTCTTCTATATACCCTTTTTTTCAAAAAGCCTATCTATATTAATATATACTAGCTAATATAAATAACAATTCTATATTTTTTATTTGTGCTCTATATAAATTTCTTTGTTTATCTTGTTTATTTATGTCTAATTCATTGAAAATCAATCACTTATCGAGAAACAATCTATTGTTTATATTGTTTATATTGTTTATACTGCGAGAATGCCATTTTGCCAATTCCCTATTAAGTCTAAGGGCCTAAATTGATATTTGCGAGAATGTATGCGAGAATGAAAATTTATGAGCCTCTGGGCCTTGCTCATACTTATATTATGATTTGTTAGCCAGTTTGCGAGAATGATTTGAAGCCAAAAAATTTTTCTGCCTATGGACATGGCTCTATATACTATATATAAGGGGCACCCAGGCACCGCACCAGGGGCCTAACTGCTTTCATCCCTCACCTCACGAGCCTCTGAGCCAGGGGCCTAACTGCTTTCATCCCTCACCTCACGAGCCTGCGAGCCTCTGAGCCAGCGCGTTAACAGGCTTTAACAAATGAATTGAATAGCTATGAGCCTGTTTGGCTTAATCTCGTGACCCGTATCGCGTTCAAATCCTCCTTGCGATGATAGTTTATATGGCTGAGAGGCTCAGAACAGGTTAGGAAATGTTAAATTTACATTAAGAATTGTGGCACGGAGCCACTCTGGCCAGAACAGGTTAGGAAATGTTAAATTTACATTAAGAATTGTGGCACGGAGCCACTCTGGCCAGAATGGTTGTGGTACCAGAGTGGCTCCGTGGCTTAATTTAACATTTCCTAATTCGCTGTATTTCACCATATAGAGATTTATTGTACATGCTACTTGGCTAACTGCCAGAATGTTAAATGTGGTTAACAACCATCCGATTTAACACGACTTAAGCCTGAGAATTTTCTTATGTTATTTTTTTAGCACCCACAAAATGGCCTGAAAAAAATATACCAAAAAGTTTCGTGTTTCGTATATTATTTGTATATTTGCATATCGGAAATAACGAACGAAACAACTGAGATTACAAACAAAATTTAACACAAAAAGTTGCTCAAAAGTTTTTCCGGTTCAAATATAATTAGTATAGATAAAATAAGTAATAACAATAAAATATTACAGCAATGAAAGTAAACAGAAATTATCGTTTCGTATTGACGAACATTCCAAACAGTATGTTGGAAACAAGAGAAGTAAGAATTGACAGCGAGGAAATAACCGGCGAGAGAATGTTTGCCAGTGAATGCCACTACTATGCCGAAAAAAATATCCTCGAATGTATCAAGGACGCAGCAAAACGCGACGACTTGCGCAGCTACTACGAACATACCTACTGCATCTACAAAGAGGACAAACCGAAAAAGGAGACAGTAGAGCGTGAAGAGGACGGCAAGAAAATTACCGAGACAAGAGAAATACCTGGCAAGGCAATGCTGGTTGAGGTAATTACAGTAGACGAGAACGGCATAAATATTCGATAAAACGGATTGCCGGAGCCGGTTGTTCCACGATAGTGGGACGCCGGAGCCGGTTGTTCCACGATAGTGGGACGCCGGAGCCGTTCGCCCGGGTTGGACGTACAGGAGTTCGACTCTCCTGCCGGGCACTATAACAAATCGATAAAATGCGAGAGCTTTATGATTTGTTGCCGGTTAAACCTGAATGGCTTACAAGAGAACAAATTGATGAATATGCAGCAAGAATGAACGTAAAATAACCAACATTATTTAACGAAAAAAGTTCTTAAAGCAGTAACCAGATTAAAATAAAAGTAGTATATTTGCATATAACTTAAAAAGATATGGCGATAGCCAAAACAACTAAAATTTACAGTAATATGGTAACAATGAAATTTTCAGCAACTAAGTCAGAAACATTGTTTTTGACACCAACAATTGCAGTTGAACAAAACAACTCAGAAACAGCAATCCGATTTGCTCTTTGGCACGGCGTGTTCAGTGTAGAGGTAAGCAAGAGCTACAAAACCGTAAAAGCTAAATAACATGGCAAGAAACGAAATATTTGTAGAGGCTTATAGGCTTGAAGTTGAGGCCACTCGAGAGAATTTGGACAGTATGGAGAACTTCATAGAAGCCATTTCGGATTGCGCTATCGTGTCCAACGATGAGGGTTATGTAGCTATCATAGTAGCGTCTTCGGATGCCTTAGGGACAACGAAATTGGCTAATATGGCACTCAAATTCTTTGGCAAGGAGGGATATAGTATAAGTACTCTCGGACTCTTAGGGCCGTTTAAGAAACTCAATTGATATTTTTTAACATAAAACTTGGAAAAAAGTTCCCAAAGCAGCTCAATAATTCAAAAAAACATAGTATATTTGCAATATCAAAATTAAACAATAACATTTTAATAACAATTCAAAATTTACAGTATTATGGCAACAAAGAAATTTTCGCAGATGACAACGAAGAAGCTGAACGCTCTTTTGGCAACAGCAAGTGATGAAGACAAGAAGGCTATCGAAGCCGTACTCGCAGCTCGTGAACAGACCCAAGTTTCAGTGTCAGGAGAAACACAGTCTGAAGTAGCAAACTATGTACAGGAGTTCGAAGATACAGAAAATCCATTGACACCAGAAGAAGAAGCGGCTATAAAAGCAGCTGAAGAGAATGGCGGAATTAATCCTATGAGTAACAGTAGCAAGGCAACTCAGGAGAAAAAGCCAAAGATGACCGATGAGGACCGTCATGCACTGGCCGAAGAGCTGAAGAAGAATGTTAACCACCGTTGTCAGGCAGTTCCTTTCAACACCGCAGAATGGGTTGACGGCTATATCGTCGGAGTGATTGAAGAGAAGCGCAGCAATAATGTACTCTATGCAATCAAGACAGACGACGGACGCCGCATCGTTAAGGTACATGACAGCAATCTCGTTCGTATTCTGGACGAAGTTGTTGAGCCGGAGAAAAAAGCCCGCGCTCGCAAAGCAAAAGACCCGGCAGACAAAATTGAATGGACACCGGAAGCAATTGCCGAAGAGGTTAACGAAGTTATCGGCAACATAGGTAAAACGGTAGAATTTGAGAAATACCGTACTACAGATGAAAACGGCGAAGAGCACATTGAAATGGTAATCGGCCGTATCGTGGCAATCGTGCCTGACAAACGAACTCAGCGCTTGCTCTACCGCATTTCAGTTCCGACTCCTATTGAGGGCAATCCGCTTGCAACGAAGACTATGCACAAGGTTGTGAAAGCCGGGGGCATTAAGATTGCCGAAGAGTTCGACGAAGAAGGCGCACAGCTCAATGCCAAGTATCTGGAGCGCCGTGAGACAGCAGCAACTCGTACTCCGCTTACTCCTCTGGACCGCGTAATTCGCTGCGAGGAGAATGTGAAGAAGGCAGAGGAGAAGCTGCAGAAAGCTCAGGAAGAGCTGGAAGCCAAAAAGAAACAGCTCGAGGATGCAAAGAAGGAGCTGGATGAATATCTTGCCGGTCAGGCAAATGGAGAAACTGCCGAAGCTCCTGCTGAGACTATAGCCGAAGAGGAATCACTTGCATAACACAGCCACCTGACACTGTTTCTCCCATGGAGCCGTCTCGAAAGAGGCGGCTCTTTTTTTGCTGCATATCTAAATATGCGGCTATTTTTGTATTATTGTGATTTATGTTAAAATATATAAACTCATAGAAACATGCTTCTTTCGCGTTCTAGGACACTTTTAGGCTTTAGGTGTACTATAATATGGGTTAACTCAATTTGACGCGATAGAGGTCAAAAGAAGTGTATCTATCAATGTATTTTTATAAAGCCTATAATATGAATTGAGGCATGGACTTTCCTGAGCTTTAAGCCACCAAGCAGTTATATAAATAGCTGTTAAATTTATGGCTAAAAAGTTGACTCATTTTCTTGGCTTCTAGGACACTTTTATTTGAGAATAATAGTAAACTAAATCTATAAAAAGAAATGAGGAGAGAATGAACGAGAATAATGAAATTTCATATATTTTCGAGGCATTTAGAGCTTTATATTTTTATATTAAAGCTGCAATAAACCAGTGAAAAATTTTTATGTTAAAGTCTGTAAAACAGTGATTTATGTCAAGATTATTTTGTACTTTAGCTTATAAAAGAACAAAAGTAAAACTGTTAAAAAATGTTACACACTAGAACACATAAAAGCCGCATGGCCATTATGATTAAACAGCTTATGCCTGAGTGTACAAGCTGTGTAGCTCGTGTGCATAGTGGACTATGCAGCAATTGTCCACATTGGACTCCGAGTGTGGTACAGGAGTTAACAGAGGAAATGGCCGAGAGAATATCCGCCACAATTAGACAGGAGAATATCACAAGGCCCAACGAGAGAAATGTTGAACAAAAATAAATAATTGCAATATGGAAATAAATGAACAAGAGAATACCCAAGAGGTACAGCAAGAGAATTTGCTTGATGGCTCTCAGTCAGTTCAAGCAACGCAAGAAGGAAATGAACTGCCAACAGTTGTTCAATTAGTTCAGCCTCAAGCTGCTTTAGATGAAATAGCGGAGCTTGAGAAGAAATATCGTGAAACTATAGAACGGGAGAATAAATGAGCAATTTTGTTTTAGATTACAGCAAAAAGCAGACTTTGCAAATATCAAATGATGCTTTTTGCTTTTTGTATTATGGTGAAGAGCCATTAGACGAAGACAATTTGGAAGAAGCCAATGAGGTATCTGAAATGTTTTCCAATAATTTTTATATAGAAGATGATTGGAAAGCAGTTGATGACTCAGACCTTATAGAATGTACTTTTGTTCCGTATGTTGAAGACCAAGCCGATTATGATGAATATGAGGACCTTACCAAATATATTCAGCAGCAAATAAAATGGCTTGATGCAAATCATATTAGAGTGTGGTGGTTTAATAACCAAACTGGAACGAGAGAATTACGCGGTGATTTTAAGGTTTATACCAATAAATATGGCCTTAAGTGTTTTCATACAGGCAATCAAGATGAGGATTTTGCGACAGGAAAAATGAGTTTGTATTTTTTGAAGAATTTCAAGAAGCGCATAGCTTAACAAGTGAACGAGAGAAATATAAGGCAGACTACAGAAAAGTAGTCTGCCTTTTTTACATTAAGCTTTCATCTTCTTCTATAACGAGAGAATAACCGACTCCTCGTATGGTTTCTATAGCTACTCGGTTATCCATTTTAAGCATATTTCGCAGCATACATATATGGACATTTAAGCTACGTTTATTAAAGTAGTTATCATCAGTCCATACTTGTTGCATAAGTATTTTCTTAGGTAATGTTTCATTTTTATAAGCACATAGTAAAGCAAGAACTTGGCTTTGTTTATTATTAAGCCGTGTTTTTACACTGCCTATAGTAAGAATTTTATCTACTGTATTAAACAGGTAATCGCCTATCTCATAAGATGGCTCTATACTTCTTACTCGCACACCGCATCTTTTCAAAACAGCTTTTATTCTTCTTATAAGCTCTTCAATGTTATATGGCCTTATAACGTAATCATCTGCACCTTCATCAAATGCTTCAATAACATACTCATATCGAGCCTTATCCGATACCATTATTACCGGTATTTTATCATCTGATTTGCGCAAAAATTTTAATTGCTTTAGCCTCATAGAGGCATCTGTTGTTTTATAATGGCTTAATATGCATAAGTCATAATTCTTTTCTCTGATTTTGATTAGTATATCATTCTCAGTTGAGGTTATTACTTGAAAGCCGTTATACACCAAATAATCTACCAGGATTTTACAGTCTTCATCTTGATAGATTAAAATTCTTGGCAATGCTAATTTAGTGTTATTACTTTTCATACCATTTCTTTAATCTTGTTTTGCAAATCATTATATAAAACTTCATACCAAAATGGATTAAGCCTTAACAGGTCAAAGTATGAATATACGCCTTTTTGATATATTAAAGAAGCATATTTAAGCTCTTTGTCTGCTCTTTTTTTAAAATGCTCATGATAGAACTTTATGGACTGGTCCACATTTACCAAGAATGGTGATTTATGCTCCATAAGAACTTTTTGCTCTGTATTTTGAGCAAAGTAATATGGGATATTCGGCATTGCCCAGAAAGTTAATCCAGCACCATATTCCTCACTCGCTTTATATAAAAAGCCAGGGCATGGACGAATTGAGTCAGGATATAAGCTTTTACATATTCTTAACCTACGTGGAATAAAAGGATTAAGTAAAGTAGTTAATCGCTTGTTTATATAAGTTGAGTATTTATCAACCATTCTTGTGTGTTCTTTAACAAGTGATGAAACTAACAGCTTAATCCTTTCATTTCCTATAGGGTCACTCAGGCGTATATATTCTTGCCTGAAAGCTTCACGCTGAATACGTATTCTATCTTCTTTAAGCCGTTGAGACTTTTTCCTTTTAGCTTCTATGCTAGCCATTGCAGCTCTGCGCTGTCCCTCAGGTCCAAGCAGTTTTACACCTTGGCAATTATTTGGACCTAAGCCTGTCCATGGCATTTTATCTCCATATCTAGCTTCAATCTCTCTATTTTCCTGCTCTTCTTCAGATAATTCAACATGCTCTTCTTCCAAGGTAATTTTTTCAATTGCCTCAGATTGAGCCTCTTGAATATCCTCATCATCGCTTTTAATTTCATCGAGAAATTCAAAGAGTTCCTTTTCGGTTAAGTCTCCATATTGCTTAATATCTTCCATGCCACTTAAATAATGACTTGATTATATCTTTTCCAGCTTGCTTGTTAAGCAATCCAAAGTATGCGATTGCAAGTGTGAGTCTTGCTATTTTATGCAATACCCATGCTAATAGATATATAGGGAAATAAAGTATACCTACACGTCTCCATAAAAATTTAAGTACCTTTTTCATTTTCTAATATATATATAATGGTTGTTTTATTTCTGCAAATTGTGCATTTATGCGCTGCATATTTGCCTGCTGGTTTATAGCTTCTTTTATTGGGCTTTTTATTTCTTGTACACAGCTCATTGAACTTATTATGCTAAACGGAGGGCATGCCATATAAACATCGACCAATGCATCAACTAACTCATCTTTGCTCAATTTCTGCAGATTGCTCTTTATTATCTCCCTTATTGGATTGTTCATCTTCTGCTTGCTTTAATTCAACATATGTTCTATGAAAAGCTTCATCACCTATCCTTTTAATAAAAGTTCTAAGTGTAGAAGGATATTCGCTTGCATTTATAGTCTTATCGACTACTTTCGCGTAAAGAGCAGCAAGAGCTTTAGGTCCAAATACCTTTTTCTCCTGTAATCTTTCAATGGGGCCTCTTTTGAATTGAACATCTGGATGTTCATTCATAATCTTCGTACGAGTTAAGTACAAGTCCTTAATCAAAGCCTCAATATGCTTTTCAAACTGAGGCATTTGAATAATATCAATAACTTTCAAATCTTCCAGCTTCATTTTTTATAAGTTTTTAAGTTGTTGTTTATAATACTTTTCTTGCATATCAAAGTGTCTCTTATATATATGCAAATCATGAGCAAAATGGTAATAAGTACCTATTGGCACACCGAGCTCATCTGCAACTAATTGTTGAAGCTTTGTCCAGCAGTATTGGTCATTACAAAAACCATAAACCAGGTCGTTGCTTCGCATAGTCACACACATATCAAGAGTTCCTATTTGAGGCTTAATATCAAATCCGACTGATAGTGTACAAGGTGTATCATATTCATAGTCATCTTTTTCTTTACCATCAAATATAGTAAACCAAGCTTGACGAGTATCTTTATTCTCTTTAAGCTGTTTAATGCACTTTGCCAATTGGTGATTGCGAGTCCACTGCCATCCATAATTAGAATTGACAATGTTATCTCCACCATGCATTTTATCCCATATAGGAGCATGCTTTTTAATTTCAGCTACGCTCCTATCTCCAGACATATACCAGGCATATTCGCGTTCGGCATATTTCTCACTAAACTTACGCCACTCTGTAGTTATTATTCTTTGCTCAGGATTGAGTATGTAAAAACCTACATTGTATACAGCCTTTGTTCCAACATTAGTGTATAGGCCTTGACCCATTATAAAATCATATAAATCCTCAAAGGCTTCTGTTGCATTTTTATAAGCTATATTCATAACTATAGTTGTTTAAGTTTTTTGCTATATCTTTTCTTTTGAAATTAGTTTATAAATAGTGTGATTATTCTTAAATATTGAGCCACAGTTACACACATTTTCGTGTCTATAACAAGTTTGGTTATAATAACCACCACGTGGCTTTAAGAAAAAGCAGCCATAACACCCTGCTACTTTTTCACTTTCACCTTTAACTCTTTTAAGGGTGTATTTATATTTTTTTTCTTTAACCGTTATAATTTGTCCTATCTTACCCATAGCTATTCTTTTTCTTTATAATCTAATATAAGTGCAACTCCATAATCATACCAAAGAAGCTCATCAAGTTCTTTTTCAGTTTTGCAATTATATTTACATAATTCAGCCTCTAAATCCATCGGGCTTTCAATGTGAACTTCATCTTCTATATACTTTGCCATATCATTTAACTATTTTATTGGTGCTGCTGTTATAAACTCTAAACAACAATTCTTCAGCTTCTTCATTCATGGCATTGCAAATACTTATTGCTTCTTCCATAGATAAGCCTGTAAGCTCTTCGTCATCATCACTCACTGCAATTTCGCCAGTAATTAATCTTATTTCAAATGAATTAGCTAATACAAAAGCTTTGGTAGCATCAAGTGCTTGTACGCATATATAATGTACAGCATCCCAGTATATATAAGACAATGCGCTTGTATCTTTTAATATATCGACATAAAGCTCTCTCAACTTTTCTGGCTTAAACCATCCATGCTCATCCATTCGTCTATATTCAGCAAGCCATCTACCATACCCATTTGTAGCCTTAAACCTGTTGGCATAAACAGCCACAAATCTAAGAAATTGGTCTGTATAAATGACTTGTGGAATTTCAACTGTTTTCTTCTTGAGCTGTTTCATGTGCTTAAAGTTTATATATTCTCGCGCGTTCTAGAGCACGCCTATTATCCCATTATTATTCAATCATTCATGTACTTAAAGCGCGATATTGCGCGCGAGAATAATGTGAAAATCAATCCTTAGTATGACCCAGTAGACCCGAGTGCTCCATCGCCACGCTCGGATGAACGGCTGAAAAGCTCTGACTCAGAAACTTCTTCAAGGCCTTCATACGATACAGGCACAAGAATAAATTGTGCTATTTTCATACCTGGCTTAATGTGGACTTTGGCTTTGCCGACATTAACAACATGTATATGAATTTCACCTTGGTAATCTTCATCTACAATCTTGGCTCCGAGGATAACAATGCTTTCAAATGCTTCTGCTTTCGGTGTTCTACCAGCTCCAAGGCAAGCCCATTTAGAAGTTACAACTCCTGATTTATCGGCTGCCATAAGCATATATCCTTCTGGAATTTCCATCTTAATACCTGATGGTATCAAAACATCAGTTCCTGGATTTACAATAAAGCCTTTGTTACTGCCAAAGTTAGGAACGAAAAAATCAATTCCTGCTGCTTTACCAGTCCCACGAACAGGGGACTTTACATTTCTTATTTTTGCAAATTTCATGACTACATCATTTTAACAAGTTCCTTAGCTGCTGTTTCTACAGCTCTAGCAAGTCTATGTTCAACTTCTGGACTTATAAGGCTGTAAACTCCTTCTTTTTCAAAAGCATCAGCCATGATAGCTCCAATTTTTGAAAGCTTAGGATTAGAAGCGTTAATGCCATGCTTATCCATAAGTTCTTTATTGTACTCATACTTAATACCTCCTTCTACAGGAACGAGCTTAGCTATTTCTGCATGAGTATTTGACTTTCTGCTCGTAGGAACAGCGATAATAATCTCCTGATTGGTTGTCATGCACATATCTGTGCACATTTCCATTACTTCATTGAAGTTGCGTTTAAACTCTCTTGGAGTTACTGAAATTAAACTTTTCATAATGACGCCAAATTAGCAATTAAGTTCAACATATATGTTTTGTCTTTATCTCTTCTGAGCTTCATCTTATCTTTTAAGGCGAGAGCTACTAGCTGAACACCTATAAGATGATGTTTTGCATGAGACTCGTCAATTATATCCAATACTACCTCTTTGGATATAATCTCATCATAGCTTTCAGTCTTGTCAATGATAGCATTTATCTTTACTCCATCAATTACAAATGAGTAACACTCGCCTCCTTCATAGTTTTCATTCTCAAAGCCAGATAGGAATTGAAGTTCTTTTAACTTTGCTTCCTGCTCTTCTTTCAGATGAAATACCTTTATATCTATATCCTGTGGATTAGACGGAACTCCGAGCATAGCCAGAGCAGTTGTACCTGTTACCATATACTCAATTCTATTTGCATTGCAAAAGTCATTGAGTTTGAATAAAGCTTCTTTTATCTTCATATCTGTTACACTAAATCGTCATCGAATAAACTTGGCTGCTCAGTGGCTTTAGGAGCAACTTTTACATCTCCCGGCTTACGCTTTAATACCCAAAGAGTATTACGTGAAGCATCCGGGAACATAGGAGCCATGATATTGGCAATGAGGTTTGAGTCATAATACTCTTTAAGAGCATCAAACATTTTCTGTTGCCAATCGTTCATCAGTGGCTTATAGTCTTTAGCTGAAGCAAATGTACCGAACTTCTTTACTATGCTGAAATGCTTCAACAATATGCCTTCAAGCTCCCAATGGTCAAACTCTTGTACGTCAACCCCACGCCCATCACCAGAATCATAAGTATGATTATCAGCTGCTCCTACAGATGGGTCATAGTTTGGAGTTGAAAGGTAATAAGTAGTGTTATTATTGCCACAAGCCTTAAAGTTCTCCAAAAATGCATCTGCATTCTGTTTGCCAACATGCTCGAGCACTTCAAAAGCACAGACTTTGTCAGCATTAAACTTGCTGAAATCCATATAGTTTTTAACAAGGTCAGCAACATAGAAATGAGCCCAAGGTACATTGGCATACTTCTCAGCTGCTTCTTGAATTGTTTTTTCGCGAATATCGATACCGATATATTCTTTCTGCTTAAACTTGTTTCGGTATAATACCTCAAGCAAGTTAGCAGCTCCACAGCCAAAATCAACAATGGACTCGCCAATCTTAGCTTCTTTTAAGATATGAGTCCATCGCAGATAATGCGCAAATTGGTCTCTGTGGAATACGTGACGCTCAAAGGCCTGGTCAGGTCTGAGGTCTGTTGTGTTATACACTTTTGCCATAATTAAAAAATTGTTTATTTGTTGAAAATATCTTTATGCTCTTCCAGATAGTCATTCATAGAGCCCATGTAAGCTACTGCGTCAAGAAGATTATCCTCTTTGTGCGCATAAGCCTCACGTGATAACTTAAGAGCTATCATAGCTCTATACATACCAGCAGTTGTTATTTGCTGGTCTTTAGGTGACATCAAGTTATAAAGAGCTGCTGCTCTTTCCATTGATGCCTGGAATGGCCCGTATTGGCGCTCTTTTTCCTCTGAGCGTTCATTTACAATCTTGTTTGCTTGTTCTAATATATTACTCATGCTTTGAAACTGTTTATTATTTTATCTTTTAACTCTGGATTATTCTCAAGCATTTCCACAAAAAGGTCTGCTGCAACGTTTATACTAAACTGCCTCATATCGTCATTTTCTTGGAAATACCTAAGGAAAACCAGTATTTCCTTAAGCATTTCGTTATTCTCTTTTAACAGTTTAAGTATCTCATCCATTACAGCATCGATTTTAGTTCTGCTTTTAATCTTTTTGCATCAGCACCTCTAAACGTTTGTGCATTTGCCAAGAAGTATCTAACAATATCTCCTGCAGTATCATAAAAATACATAGCATTCGGGTCTGAAGTATCAAGTGTTAGCATTGCCTCTAAATAAGGCACTGCGCCAAAATATACATTAAGCCATGTTGACTTTATATCTTTGGCTATTTGCTGAAAGGTTCTTTTCTTGTCCATTTTATTACCTTTATTTAGATATGCAAATATACTAATTTTCTCCGAGAATAGAAAATTTTTTCATTATAAAATGCACTCACTTAACACTTCTTAACTTGGCCAGATTTTATTGCTCTTCTGGATATTCTATTTGCAGTAATTCTTTGCAAAATTGAATAACTTGCTCATAGTTATTATACGCAGTTTGAGTAATAATTCTCCACTGAAGTATCGTTAGCTTATTTTTAATAATAAACTTATTTATGTTAAGAGAGAGAGTTTTATCATTGCATCTTCTTTTATCTCCTAACTGAATAGCTAACTGAGCATAATGAATACATTTCTTTATATCCTGCACTTCATTTTTAGCTTTATACCTACTAATATATTTTATAATGCATCCTTGTATAAAAGAGCATCTTAAAGCAGTTATAAGTTCTATTGGCTGCATAACCATATCTTTATAATGGCTACCACCTATTTGTACATCTGTTGCTTTCATATCAATATACTTTACGTTTACGATTATCTGGTATATATCCATTTGCCACTCTCAGTTCATCCATAAACATAACAGAATTGTAATGTTTAGGAAATTCTTTTATCACCTTAAAACTTGCTGTTTTGTCTTTCACAAAGCTATTATCGTCTACAAGCTCTACATACCCAAGTTTTACAAACTTATAAAGATATGCGGTTTCTGAGTTTCTACCTGGTTCTTTACCAAGCAGAATTTCTTTTGAACTTACTACTTTGCCAACATTATCGTTAACAAATTTTACCATTTCCGGAAATACCGGAGCTTGTTTCCCATTACGTCCCATATTACATAAATTTTTTATATTTGTCAATTTTTGCTTTTATACTATCCATTAAGGCATTTTGCTTTTTATCTTTTGCTTTAAGTGCTCTGATTACATCTTCATCATGAGTGCCTTGCAAAATTAAATGGTTTATAACAACATGATTTTGCTGTCCTTGCCGATATAATCGAGCATTAAACTGTTGATATAATTCAAGACTCCATGTTTGCCCAAACCAAACTATTATGCTACCTCCTGCTTGAAGATTAAGCCCATGGCCTGCTGATGCTGGATGTGCTAACATAACTTGTATTTTACCAGCATTCCAGTCTTCAATATCTTTATTGTTTTTAAGCTCTCTTGGCTTATATTTTTTAAGATATTCCACGATTCTATCCCTATCGAATTGATAGGTCCATGCTACAAGCACAGATTGGCCATTTGCATCTTCAATTATCTCCTTAAGAGCTTCAAGCTTAATATCATGAATTGGAAACACATTTCTTTCTTCATCATATATAGCTCCATTAGCAAATTGAAGTAATTTATTTGAAAGGGCAGCGGCATTGACTACGTTTACTTCCACAGGCTTTTCAACAAATACTGAATTGCCATTTTCGTCTTCTTGCTCAATCGTTTCAGCAGCACTTATTAAGTCAAGCACTTTATTCTTTTCAAAGTCATCGTATTGCTTCTTTAGAGCTTCAGGCATTCTAAGCTTTATATAGTTATCTGTCCTAAATGGCATTTCAAGATAATCATCGGCTTTCATGCTTATGCAAATATCCTCTATTTTCTTATGTATTAGATATTCTGAGTCACTCATCAAATCGTATGAATATACGACATGACCATTTGTTTGACCTGGCCGAAAATACCTTTCTCTATATCTAGATATTGTCTTTTCAAGACGCTCACCTCTATCCATAAGATATATTTGAGGCCACAAATCAATAAGTCCATTTGGAGCAGGTGTACCAGTTAATCCTACTAGCCTTTTAAGATAAGGTCTTGCGCCGCGTAATGCCTTAAAACGCTCTGATTTATAAGACTTAAAACTGCTAAGTTCATCAACTACTACCATATCAAAAGGTAATTTGCCTCCACCATATAAAGCACAAAGCCATGCAACATTATCTCTTGATATGATATAAATATCAGCTTTTGTTTCCATAACAGCTGCTATTCGCTGTTTAGCAGTACCTATAATCTTAGAAAAGCGCAAATGCTTTAAGTGGTCCCATTTCTCTGCTTCTTCTTGCCAAACTGACTCAGCTACTCGCTTTGGTGCTATGACTAACGCTGAGTTAATCTCAAGATAGTCAAACATCAAATAGTTTACAGCTGTCAGTGTTGATACTGTCTTACCCAATCCCATATCAAGAAATACTCCACAAAATGGGTGAGTAATTATATGCTCAACACAAGCCAATTGGTATTTATGTAAATCTGTTTCTTTCATCTGTTTAATACAATATCATCTACAAAGTTTATTACACTTTCTACTGTATCTATTACTTCAACTCTAAAGCCTAAAGCTCTAAGCTTATTGTGCATATATGCCTGTATGCGTTTAGGCTTTCGCCCAGTTGTTTTTAATTCCACAAAAACTATTTTATGGCCCGGAAATAAGCACATTCTATCTGGTAAGCCTATAAGTTGGTCGCACAGCAATTTTATACACATACCACCATTTATCTTAACAAGCTCAACCAATTTGCGCTCTACAACTTTTTCACTGTCTACCGTCTCTTTCTTCATAAGTTAAATTTATTGAACTTACAGCTACTCCAAGTATTTGCAATGACCGATTAAGCTTATCTTTAAGATTTTTCTTGAATTGAGCTACATCATTACAAGCATTCTCTTCTGTTACATGGTTTTCATCGTATTTTATTGTTCTTAAAGAACCATCGGAGAATTTGCATACAGCTATTAGTATTACATATTTCATAGCCTGGCCATATAAATGTTATACTCACAATTATCCAAATTAAATTCCAGTTTGTCAACACAAAACTTTTGGCCATTATATATAACAACCGTTTTGACGAGCGGAATATGTTCTATGTTTCTTGTTACAAGAAGCACAGAATTACGGTAATTTCCGTATTGCATTTTATAAAAATTTGCTATCATAATAAGCTATCTTTACGTTTATAATACTTCTGCTTGCCATATAAAGGAAAGTTCTTAGTGGATGCTATAGCTTCCCATTCAGGCAATGACCTAAGAATTTCATTAACCTCTCTGGTATTATATCTTGACATTTCTGTCTTATCTTTGCCAAGACACTCACACCATACTTCAGCAATGCAGACAAAGTCTTTTTGCACTGTACCGTTTTTAGACAACGGGTCTTCAAGCCAACGTCTTCTGTCGTACAGGTCCATTTTATCCCAATCATCTGGAAATTTAGTATTAAGATATTCTTCAATAATACCTTTTCGTTCATCTGCTTCTGAGTGTTTATGTTGCTCAATCTTAGCAATTATATCTTCATCACCAACAAGGTATAAAGGCTCTTTTGCCAAATATAGCTGATATGCTTCAGCCCATATTTGATTTACTTCATCTTGCGTGAGGTCATCGTTTACGGACTTTGTGGCATATTCTGGCCTTACATCTATGGGCATAAATCGCCTATTTCCTGTTGGGTCACGTAAGAAATCTTTGTTGTTAGTAGTACCAAAAAATACGCATTGGCGCTTATATGTTTCTACTGTTCTACCATACGCCGGCCTGAACATATCTTCTCTTTTTGATATGTAGTGCTTGATTGACTCTACTTCTGCTTTCTTAAGACCTGAAAGCTCTGCCATTTCAATCAGCCACGCCCCTTGTATCTGTTCAAATGACTCCTTGCCCTGCACAGTCGTGAATGTATCTGAGAACCATTCCATGCCGAGCTTTTTAACGAAAGTACTTTTATATGTTCCTTGTTCTCCGACAAGTATAAGCGCTGTGTCGAACTTAATACCTGGCTCGAATACCCTCGCAACAGCCGCCACCAACGTCTTCCTAATGGCGGCTCTAGTATAAGCGTTATCTTCTGCTCCAAAATAATCAATCAATAATGTATTAACTCTCGGTATGCCATCCCACTTTTGAGCACATATATACTCTCTTATCGGATGGAACTTTTTCTTTTCAAATTCAAGCGCAAGCGCGTCGTCCACTTTTTGACTTGACACAATGCCGTAAACACACTCAATGTAATTACGAACACCAGAATAGTCAACATCACGAAGAGGCTCCACAGTATCGACTTTACGCCATGGTAACGAACGCGTAACATATCTTTTATTATCAAAAATGTTTAGCTTAAATACATCTTTTAAGAATTGGTCATGCTGAATTATTATATTCAAGTTATTGGCAGAATTATCATATTCGCCTTTTGTATTAGCGTCAAGCTCTTCTGTCCATGAAGTATCATATTCTTCAGGAACTTCTGCTTTTGCTTCTTCTGCAAACTCGAATTTAGCTTCAGCAAACTTTTCTTCAGCAATATGCTTTTTTGTTGTAGAGTCCTTAGAGGCAAATTCTTCCATTGCCTTAAAGCTCTTTTTATCTTTGTCTTCTTTTTCTTTGCCTGTATCTAAATGGCCAAATTTATGTATGCGAACTAAGTCAAATGCATTACATAGTCTACCTCCAGCAGGGTCTGTTCCATGATGAGAATACGCAAATTTATCATCATAGACTATTAAGCCCGCAGCTGTAGAGCCATTGATATATGTATATCTATCTTCTCCTGCTTTTTCATATATGTCTGAAAGAAAAGTATCAATAGCTTCTTGTATAGTATAAGTACGGCAGAAAACACCAATTATGCCTTTTTTATCTTCTGGGTCTTCTTGCTTTTTGATAGCTTGCATTATTACATCTGTGCTATCTGTAGCAGTTGGCCATTCATTTGTATCATGCCAATCATTATATAGCCCAAGAATATAATCAGCTTCAAGGAAAGGTCCGTCTTGAAATTCAAAGTAGTACTCCATATCTGATGATACAGACGGCCAGAACATAAGTCTATTTACATCAAAAGTCGACTGGTCAAACAAATCAATGTTTAAGTCTCCAGCGACTTTTCGAGCAATAGCTTGATATTCTTCTTGCGATACTTCTCTATCAAGTGGAATTATCAATCTGTGTCGTGGCTTTTCAGGACATGACTTGTGAGTTGAATGAATAACCGCGGCACAATCAAATAGCATTGTAAAGTCCCACCAAAAGTTCTCATGAGAAAAGTCAATATCCAATGTAATTAACTGGCGGTAAAGTACATTTGTTTTATCACGCCTACCATTTGTAAGAAATCCGCCTACAAATCCGCCTACATCTTTTATCTTACTTTGCTCTTCTTTTGTGGCATTCATAAACCGCTTATATGTTTCAGCGGTTACAACAGGTGTAGCTAACTTTTGAACTAAATCGCTCCAAGTAATTTTTGTATTTTTCCATACTTTACTTGAAACATTTAGTCCAACTGCTATGCTCAAATTTTCATCATATTTCAATTTATCTACTTGCATAATATGCGTAAACAATATATAAACACAGCCAAATCATATTTTTAATCTTTTAAGTAGAATGGTGTTGTATATCCATCTGCTCTTAATGGAAGGTCTGATGCCCATTCAGGAGGAGTACCCATAATGCTTGCCATTTCTTCATAATATGCTTGAGCATTCTCTTCTGGGACTTCGCACAAAACCTCATCATGTATATGGCACACAGGATGATAGTCATTAGCCTCAAGATTTAACATAGAATTGCCAAGTAAATCTCTTGAAATAGCTTGTACAATGTTCTCTGTTAATTTGCCTCCATACGTATCAATTTCGCCCCATTGCTTAGTTTCTTGCACAACTCCTTGGTAACATAATACTCGGGTTGGCATCGTAGAACGGCCTATTTTCTTATCTTTGAATTTAGGCCCATAATAGAATAGCTTTCTGCCAGATGGCAATTGTATTGTCATAAACTCACCATTACAGTCGAAAATTATATTTCTACATGTGCATGATACTGGTCTTTGGTATCTGACAGCCTCTTTCGATGCTTCATCTATTTCTTTCCACATATCTACAATTGCAAGGTTTGCCGAGCGCCATTTACGCACCAGGCTCATCATTTCAGTATCTGATAAGCCCATACGTTCACCACCCATTCGCTTAAGTGCTCCTAATGAGCCTTCATAACCGAGTGCAAGCTCTGAAATCTTTGATTTGTCTCGAAGTACTGAACCTTTTGTAATAGCAGATATTGGTACATTAAACATCTTTGCTCCTGTAGCTTCATAGATTTTACCATCTCCACGGAATACGTCCATTCGCCATTTTTCGTTTGCAAGCCAAGATATAACACGTGCCTCAATAGCTGAGAAGTCTGCAACACTAAATACTTTACCCGGTGATGCTATAAGAGCTGTTCTTACTAGCTGAGACAAAATATCTGCAACATCATCATACATCATCTCAACTGACTCCCAATCACGGGCTCTAATCATTTCACGTGGTACTTCTATATGCGATATATGATTTTTTGATAAGTTCTGCAATTGCAATAGCCTACCTGCCCATCGTCCAGTTCTATTTGCACCATAGAATTGAAATGTACCACGGACTCTATGGTCTTTCATGGCACAATTAAGCATAGCATAATACTTCTTAATAGACGTTTTTGAGAGCTTTTTGCGTATATTAAGCAACTCGATAACATCTGGATAATCTGCAAACTCTTTCATTAAATCAGGCATTGTTTCCTTTGAAAGTGACATAACAACACATCCTGTTGCCTTTTCAATCCATTGCCTAATTTGAACAGGCGAGTTTGGATTTTCAAGCCCTGTTAGCTGTTGAGCATGTTGCGTTAAGATAGAAGTATATGTGTTATCTACTGCGATAGCAGACTCTGCTAATTCCATATCAACCAAAATACCTCTATCGTTTATATTCTGGTCAAGCACATACATTTTGCGCTCAATATCAGGAATGATATATGCCTCTAATCTCTTAAATATCTCACGCTCTGCAAGTACGTCATACTTGTTATATTCCTTATACATTTCCCACTTTTCAGGAGCATGTTCAGGATAATTCCGAGTACGCATGCCATTAACTCGAGTTGCTTTGCATGGGCATGAGAAGTATTTAATAAGCGCTTTACCAGTATCTAGCTTTTTATCTGTAAGATTAAGAGCCTTTGATACTCCGTCCAAAGAAAGTGGTAAACCACAATACGCAGCTTTTACAGAGGTACAATACCACTGCTCTGCTGGAACATTATATCCTATACGCTTAAAGCTCAAGCGCTCAAATACTGCATTATGTGCCACTTTTACACAATCCGGGTCAAGCAAAGCTTCTTCAAACTCTTCAGGCATTTCTTCACCTTGAGCCAAATCTACTATCTTTACCGGGCCATCATCTAAAGCATATCCTATTATAAGAATTTCAAAGTCTGGTGACTCAATATACTTATAAGCTCCAGACTCTTTAATATCTACAGATGAATATGTTTCAACGTCTATAAAAAGATTTTTTGTCATTATATTTCACTTATGTATTATAATAGGAGTATAGGCGGGACTCGAACCCGCATAACAGGCAACAAATCAATGCTACTCTGTGGTTTTACCATTAAACTACTATACTCATTAATGCAGAGAGGAAATTACATCATATCGTCATCCCATTCGTTCTCACCGCCAAAGTCCTCTTCAGCAGTAGAGCCACCAGCCAACATCTCTCCATCTTCGAGCTTCTGGAGATTGTTCAATCCAGCAGCGATGCCTTTGGATGAAACATTGAAAGCATAGAAGTTGATTGAAGCGCGGCCATAACAACCTGAATAGAACTCGTCTCTGCTCATGATTGGATTGAGTGAGCGGTCCACAATGCTCGGCTGACGCATCGAGTTTGCATTGATGAAATAGTGGTCCTCAAATGCTGGGTCATCCGGACGTTCTTCATCGCCATCGCGTAGAGGCAATTTGAGGTTTGCTGGGATACGGCCATTCTTATCTGCGAGTTTTGCCTTACTTGCTTCCTTTGCAGCTTCTATGGCTTTCTTGATTTTGTCAATAGTAGCCGTATCGCTCTTAGGAATAAGAACGCAGATATTATACTTAGGAGTATCGCCCTCATTCATAGCTGTGGGCTCGAATATGTTTACATAGCAAAATCTTACTTTGCCAGTTACAACCTTGGTTGAATTTACTTGATTACTCATTGTCTTTTAATTTAAGTTGTTATTATTACTTTTTTCTATTATTTCTCATATAACCTTTAAGCTTTCTATGTTTAGCTTTAAAGTTAATACAATTGATACCATAGCCAATCATATTATTGGGGTCATGGCCAAAAGCAGTTCCTACCAATTTTGGTTGTATAATAAAAGGATTACGTTCCATATTTTCTTAATGCTAAAAAATATTATTCGTCTTTGAAATCTAATTGTGCTTGAGCATATCCCATTGCTGGTCTCTTGTCTTCAAGCGGTACAAGAGTAGGTTTGCCTTGTGGCTTGATAACCACATCTGAGAGTATTTCCTCAAAACGCTTTTTGCCTACTAACTTCTCAATAGAAGTAATTGGCTTAAGCTTCATATTGAAAATCTCATCTTCTGAAAGTTCAGGGCAACGCGCAAAAATTGCATTAGAAGCTTGGTCTTCGTCAACCCATTTGCGTCGACTAATTCCTTCAACTAATTTAAGCCCCGGCCATTGCTTATTCTCATTAACCGCTTTAGTTTGTGCATATTCTGTTATTGAATTAGCCCATTCTATAAGCTTAGGCACACGCTTAACTATATCAGCAATCTCATCATCGGTTAACAACTCTGGGTCTGCAAATTCGTGTTGTGCAATTTCGAGTTGTTGTTCATAAAGCTTACGACACTGATTACGCACAGCACAAAATCTGCACCAATCTCCAGCATTGAGTTCTCCTTTACCTTCAAAAGCAAGTTCAGCTCTTGGTCTAAGCTCCTCTTCTGCCCATTTGCGGAGTTCTTCAACAGATATTTGCCAACTTGATATATTGTTAATGCGAGGCTGTATAATAGTCAATCGCACTTCCGTTATATCATACATTGTATCATATTTCTGCAAAGCTCCAAGTCCATAAAGCATAAGTTGCTTATTCCATTCAGCATATACTGGAACACCTTTTCCATATTTTAAGTCAATGACTTCCATAAGATTATCATTGATAACAACACAGTCGGCTGTTCCAAAGCTTTCAGGCACATATTCTGTCAAATCGAGTTTCTGCTCAATTTCCATGACAGCTAACGGATTTTCAGTTTTTGCTTCAGCTAATTGTTCTGAGCAATAATCCGTATAGATAGGTACAACTTCAAGCATTTCCTCGCTGAACAGGTCATTTGCCATTATCTCTTCGAGCCTTTGGCCAAAGTCTTGCTCACTAATGCTATTAAGTGTATCTTTTCTCAGGTAAAGCTCTGAGAGCTCATGAGCTAATGTACCTTCTTCTGCATATACCGAAGACTTCTTTTCTCCGTATTCATCTTCAAGCTTGGCAGACGGAGTACAATTCAGCCATCTTCCTGCTCCAGAAGCCGAGAGGAGTGCATGACTCCTCTGACTATGTTTCTGTGGTTTAGTACTACTTGTCGCTTGAGCCATGTTCTTTTATCAATTTTGCCAAATAACGGCATTGAATAGCACACTGAGCATAAAGCCTTGGATTTTCTCTGCGAAACTTCTGAGCTGCTTTTTGCAATTTCTTTGTACTCGACATAATTACAGTGACTCTAAGAAGTTATACATTTCATCATACTTAGCCGGGTCAAGCTTTGTTACACTCGGGGCTCCAAGCTCATTGAGTTTCTGCTTGATTACGTCACGATGCTCATTGACCTTCTTCGCAAGCATTCCGCGAACATCCTCAATGCTCTTAGAGGCAGAAGAAGCAGCCGGAGCAGCAGGTGCTGAAGGAGCAGGCTCGGCAGCGCTCTGAGTCTGGGCAGGTACCGCAGGCTGAGGAGTAGGTTTTGCGGGAGCTGGCTTTGCTAGCGCAGCAGGAGCAGGTTTAGAAACTGAAGCAGCTACTTGAGCTCCACTTGGAACTCCTGCTGCAAACAATGAAGTTAAAAACTTCTGCGTATTTTCAGACAGGTTTACGCTAACCTCAACAGAAATTTTAATGGTTTCCATTTTCGTAATTTTTAATGAAGTTATCTAAATAGTTAATAAACTCGTTTACTGTCATATCTGGTACGTTTGAGAGTTTTTGGTGGATAAGCTCATTATTCTTATATATAGATACGTACACGCCTTTATAATTCAGCTTTACTTTATACTCGCCTTTCAGCATTGTTAGGCATCCATCTTCAGATGAACCTTTCCAAGTATTTGCTGAAAACAAATCAGTTACTAACACGCCAATATGATTGGCCAGTCGCTCTAACTGTATAACATCCAAATTGGCTTTACCCTTTAACACGCGGTCAAATGCCTGTTTCGGATATTTAACAGTAGGAAATAACACTTTAGCTAAATCTTCCGTATTTAGCTTGTAGTGCTCAATTACATTACCTATATTAAATTGTTCCATATTTTGGTGAATTTTATTATCTTATTTTCGATATGCAAATATACAAACTATTCTCGAAAGAAAAAAATTTTTCCATTATTTTTTGAGAATTTATTTGTTAAAAATAATTAAACAGCAATTTTAGTGCAGCTTTGAAATTGATGTAAACAAAGAAACAATAAAAACAATGCCTATATATATTTCAAACTTAATTTCTTAATTTCCGATTAACATTAAGGTTAATAAGAAATATCAGCTTTTAATACGAAAAGATTTAATGAAATTATTGTTTCTTTGTTTACAGTATATATAAGTAATTAATTTTGAGCACTTTAGGCGTAAACAATGACTTGTTTATATTGTTTCTGTTGTTTACCGCTTTATGAAGTATTTTGCACACAGCCATATAATTACTAAGGCTATGGCAGTTATCAGGTATTCACCAATATTAATTTTTATCTTTTGCCATTTAGTAAACTGAGCTTCTACAGGGTATGCAACTTGAATTGTATCAACTTTTTCTCGCCAGAGAGTATCATGCTTTTCTATGTATTTATATAAGTATTTATATTTACTGAGATACACGGTATCGCCTTTGTGCTCTACATAGATCGAATCTCTATGATATATGCTATCAATTTTGGTCTGAGATAAGTAAGTAGTATCTCTTTTCGTTGTTTCCACGGGCACGTATTGAATTGACTTACAGCTATATAATATAGTGGCTAAAAATATAAGTGTAATTATTCTCGCTAATTCTCGCATAATCTTTGAGTTTTATTTGTTATTATTCATATTTAATATAAAAACCATTCTCGTAATAATTTCTTATACACGAGAATGGTTTTTATGTACTTCAGAGGTCTTTATACTCGTACTTAGCATCAAAGCTGGGGCATGCCTTAGCTGCAAATTCTCTGTGTCCATGAATAGTAGCATTTGGGTATTTTACCTTTAAGCTTTTCAGCAATTCGAGTAAAGATTGCTTTTGAGCCTCAGTGCGTGTATCTTTAGGAGTTTTACCGTCTTTAGCAACGCCTCCTACATAACATACTCCTATAGAGTTTGCATTTTGACCTGAGCAGTGGGCTCCAACTACACTTTCATCTCTGCCTTTATGAACAGAGCCATCGAGCTCAATCACATAATGATAACCAATATCTTTCCAATGATTACCATTCACATGCCAATCTCGTATGGTCTCAGTTTTAACATCTCGTCCTTCAGGAGTAGCAGAGCAATGGACTATGATTTTATTTATCTTTCTCATTTAATACTAACAATTGGCTTATTTTGTCTAATATCTCATGACCTTGTTCAGCAGTGGTAGCTTGCACAATCTGCTTAACTATATCAGGTACTTCTGCAGCATGAGCTTTTTTACGTTTGCTATTTTCAACTACAGATTTACCTTCAATATATATAACCGCGACAGTACATAGAATTGTGGCAAATGGAATTATATAGAATGATAACAAGCTTCCAAGTATATCAAACATAAGGGCAAAAAGCATCAGCCTTACATAATCACCGATTTTCGTAATCGTTCTACGAAATCCGTGCGACATCAATGCTTGGCCGAGTGCTTTTGCTGTCGTTGTTCCACTCCAGAAGTCTACGATACTGCTTAATATCATGAAAATCCAGCAGACTAGAATAATGCCAACTCTAATAGCTATGAAAAACATCAGTCCGTCAAAGTTCTTGGCTTCAATCAGTTCTAACATACTATACGAATTTTTCCCAGTCCAACTTGATTGCTTTTCCGATTGCGTCAGCAGTCCATCTGCAGAAAATCATGCCATCATACCCATCTGGGTCATTGGCTACTTTATGAGCATATCTCAAGCATGCAGCCTCATCTTTCAGAGGGTCTGGATAGAAATCTGCATAAGCCATGTTAGCCGCATAGGTAACATCACCTGTTGTCACTTTGCCAGGAATGCTCAATCCTAAGCTTTCCATAGACTTTTTGACTTGGCTTGCAGTCCAAGAATGCTGTTGGTCATTAGCATTTACCATCATTTTACTTACGTGCTCTGCAAGAGCATCTGTAAAGTGATAGCCGTGCTTTTTGACATACTCAGAATATCCTTTAGCAGACATGAGAGCATTCGCTGTTTGCTCATAAGGCAAATCGAATTTGACCTTATGCTCACCATGAGGAGTAGCTATTCTGCTTTCTACTACTACATCCTCTTCATCTTCGTGCTCCTTATCATGGTCGCACGTATGATGCTTTACTATGATACATTTTAATCTGTGTCCCATAACTTTTAGCTTTCAAATTTTTTGATGAAATTCTCCATCATTTCCTGCTGCTTTTTCATAAGTTCTTTCATCTCGCCAATAGAGCCTTCAATTTTGCCGAAACGCTGCTCTGTTTCTTGCTTTTCTTTATACATAGGATTAAGCTCTGCAAGCAATGAAGGAGCTTTGTCAATTATATTTTGAGCTTTAGAAGCAGAGGCCAAAACCTGTTCAGCATTTGCCTTTTGGGCTTCAACTTCGCTCGTCAATCCAGATTTTTCCGTTGACAGAACAAGATGCCCAGCGTAGGTAACTGAATGGCTTTCAGGAATAGCGTAAGTTGCCATTTTTCCATTGGCCTCTATAGTAACATCTACTACCATCTCTGTCTTACCGGTCTTCTGGTTCATTTCCAGTCGAGGAAATGATACCTGAGTGGCTTTGCCTTGAATAAGGCTAAATTCCTGTGTATCAAGAATGTATACAGGATAATTCTGCTTTATATCTTTGAATAACAACATATAGCTTATCTTTTTGAATTGTTAATAAAAAAAAAGAGGACACTCAGAGAAGTATAAAACTTCCCTAAGTACCCTCAATTTCAATTAGGCTGCACCATCCCCACCAAAACCGAAGCCTCCATTGCGGAACAGAGCCAGGAACATGAGATAGGCAAACGGATTATTCATCCAGTTGTTCATACCTCCACCCATCATGGCGGCCATCGGGCCCCAATCATCTCTACGGTTATTACCGTTTGCCAAGATGGCAGCTGTGAGCGTGTTGTCGTTGTTATCGTGGTTGCAACAATAGATTTTTTCTACAGTTTCTCCCATAATTTGAAGAATTTAGAAATTTGTTAAACAATAAAGTTAATTATATGCAGACGCCTCTCTAGAAAAGGCATAATTTTCTATTTTAAAAAAGTTGCAAGTAATTTTTATACATTCCTCGATAATGTATTTTACATGGCTGGTTAAATATATTATAACATTAAAAACTTACCGAGTTATTCTACAAATTCGTAATAAAAAGAAGATAACCAATTGTACATAGGATATTTCTTGCCAATAATACTTGGTTTGAAAGAGGATGGCATATAATCATTATCTCCATTTGACACATTAATGCATAAATATTTTGCATTTTCAGAAGTGACAGTGTAACTCTTTTCATGGTTTGTGTCTACGACAACTCTTGATTCTCCTTCGGCGAATTGTATTCTGTCACCATTCTTATTATCACATTGTAATCCGATAATACAGCATCACCCATTTTAAATATTGAATTATATTTTTAGATTAGTAACTGTTTCTTCTTTCTCTTCCAGTGGCAAAGGAGGTACAAAATCACTCAGCACATCATCATACTCCTTATCTGACAGAGATACGCTCTGCACCGCATTTCCGGTTGCAAATCCGGTTGTTTTCTTTACCCAGTTTTCTCTCCATTCCAAAATAACAGCTTCTCCAGATGCTATCTCTATGCCATTGAAATTAGAATAAGTTCCGGCTTCTGTAGCTAAATAGAATACATTACCATCAGGCGCACCAGGATTAGTAGTTGGTGTGGCAATTCCCGCAAATGTAGCATTTGCGCCAAGATTGCTAATTATGTTATTCAGCACCTTTTGTAAAACTGCTCCTGTTATTTCTTGATTGCCATTAGTCTTTATAACTTTAGCAACCGCTGCTTTTAAAGTACTCCAATTTGCCATTTTTACTCTGCTTTATAATCGTTATTGTAATCATTATTAAAATCACCTCCCGCCAATTTAGGCTCATACCCGCCTATATTAGCTATAACAGTATCAGTTTCAAATTCACATTCAACTGCAGCTAAATCTCCTTGGTCTTCCCATTCAGGCTCCATACTAAATGTTGTCAAATCGTAAGTCTGCAGTTTACTTGTAATTTGTTTGCTTTCACATAGCCTTACAATCCTAAGAGCATCACATAGATATTCAGGAGCTACAAATGTAAACTTATAAATCTTTTTGCTTATTTGGCTCTCAATAAATGTATAGCCCATCCGCTCAGTAGCTTCTTCCTCAAAGTCATATTCAGGTTTGCCAATTTGCGTGTTTAAGTAGCACTTAAATTTGAAACTATCAGAAAAATCTACTATACCATTTTTAAGCTCAAAGTTATATGAGTTGTAATACTCAAGAAGCAGATAATCGTCTACCTTATTGCATACTGTAAAAATATCAGAATATATAGATCCTAAACCAGATATATATATTTCCAAATAGTATTGGCCTTCATGCACAATTCCTATAATAGGAAGAGTACCTGGATATTTTAATAGCTTAAATCCAGTAAACGATTTAATCTGTAAGCCATTTTCTTTTATACTACGAGTTATATCTATAAATTTCCCAGTATTGAAATTAGATAGCTTAACCCAGCTTACAGATGTTCCACTAGCAAGAACTACTTGAAAAGGCAATAACATATTCTTATAGGTTATTAGCGGATAAACCTGGCCAAAAGCATAATCTTTACGATGATTTTGCAAAGCAATATTATCGTAAAAAGGCAATGGCGATATGTTATTATTCACTAACTTCATGTTGCTAATTTACAAATAAAAACCGATATAAGAAAATTTCTTAATAGTTTTTAACATAAGCATTATTCCGGCCTGTAAAGCAGATTTACTTTAGCAATTCTAGTATCTAAGCTTATAGATATTTTATCTATTTTGCCGTTTCCGAATGATGTTTTAATAAGTTCTAGCTCGTCTAGGTCTTCTTCTGTAGGAAATTCTATAGTGTGTTTCATGCATTTTTTAATATCTCTTGCGTATAAATAATTAAGCACATTAGACTCTATGCTATAGGCTGGTACATCCCATAAATAAAAATTCTGCAAATATATCCATGAGGCATACCAATTCTGAGCTACAGCAGTATAAATGTCTTTGTTTTCATCGACAAGGCCATTTACTGTTATTATTGGCAATTCGAGAGTAGAACCATTTTTAACTGGGCATAATAGAGCAAAACCATCTTCAGAAAAATTTGAAGGATTGAATAGCATATAGTCTACATCAGATGAAAACTGACCTATATTTATTTCTTCTGTTTTATCTTTTTGAATATAGTTAGATTTAACATCAATAGTATTACCGCCAAACAAGTCTGTTACGTCATCCATCCAGGCAAATTCGTATCGCTGATTAAGGTCTGATTTATCATATTCTATTTCAGACTGAAAATAAGATGATAGTTTTTTATTAAACTGGTCTGTAAGCTTTGTAAAATCAAGCTGATAATTTGATTTGCCAGAATAACTACCACCATTCATGAAGAAATATATGTGCTCAATTTTAAATTTATTGTCTTCTATATACCAATAGCATCTAAAACAGTCGCGCAGCATTTTCATAAGTTCTTCCAATGAAGCTTCCGCTTTTTGAGCTGGCTGGCCATAGTCTCCTTTAAGTATATTAGTTTTTTGTGTTATATATACATAAAATCTTTCCATTCCTAACGGATTAGAACTTCCATATAAGAATTGGCTGTATTCTGCAGTTGGCTCATGTGATAATGTAGGGTCTATTTTCTTGAGAATAGCCTTTATGGCCGCGCCAATAGAATAACTATCTTTTAATACATACTGTTTTCTTAATTTTTCTTCAAAATATTCATAAAAACTATCATATACATACCACAGTGAAGCATTTGCCCATGAATTTTTGCTAATAGGTAAAGGTCTTCCTAAACCTGTACTACTAGGAATAAACTGGTTAGTAAAATACTGTCCGTAATCATTTAGACCATATTTTGTTGGCTCATCTACTGCTTTAGAAGTACAAAAGAATAAACCTCCTTTTAAGCCAATACATTTTTTATAGTTTCTATTATCAGTGACAAAATCATCTGATGGTAAATTATAGGTATTTTTAACACCTTCTGAGTCTTTTACAGTATCTACATCACAAAGTAAGCGCCTATATATTCTATATGTAAACAAATTACTTATAGTACATGAGTTTTTAGCATTTTCCACATCTATTAGTTTAGAGGTATATCTTAAGTGTTTATCATTAGTGTAATCTCGGTCTTCTGAAAACAGCGTTTCATCATCGATATTAACAGCTGTTTCAGATTTATATAGTACTTTATTATCTGAATTTCTTTTTATCATAATAAAGTAGCTTACATCTGTAAATGGTGGTTGAGCATCAGGATTTTTCTCTAAATAGCAAGTATAGCCATTCCAGTTGCTATAATAACCATTAGTTCCGGCATATACGCCATTAACACCTGCTTCGTTAGAATTTTTTATGTAAAATTCATTACCAGATTTTATATAGGAAAAATAGAAGTTATTTATAAGCGCAGCATTGTCATCTATACTTTCATTCACATCATCTTCCCAATAGGTACCACCGAAGAAATTAGTTATAGAATTGGCACCACGGACATAAACTTGCATGAGTGAGCGTTTATGCAAGTTTATTTTTGATATTTCAGGAGCAAGTTTTATAAGGTCATAAGTATTTTCATATTTATTCATGACCTCTGTATAGTTATCTATTGTTGTAGTTTTAAGTTCACATTTCTTCTTATCATGGTCAAACTTGCAATCAGTTTTATTAAATTCACCTTTATAGTACTCAACCCATTTTTTAGAAGTTCTATTATATTTATCAATAATAAATATGAGTTGGTCCTCAAGACTTGACTGCTTAACAATTTCATAAGCATCGCCAAACAGGTTGATTTTACCATCCATAGAAATACGGAAAAATTCTTGCCCACTCTCTTTGGCGTATTTCTTATTTAAGTCCTTAAAATGTGGCTCTACACTTTCAACAAAGTAGATAAAATTGGTATCTTTCTTTGCTACAAAATTTGTATCGAGTGAAGTAAATCGTACGGCCCAATATTTTGCATTAGAAGGCGGAGTTATAATCTCATTATTTACATCCGCTAAAGTCTTAGAAGATATGAAATTCTGGTTTTTATCATAAAAGAAAATAGCATTATAATAGTAATAAGATATTAAGTTGAAAAATATCTGTTTACCGGTCTCTAAACTATTTTTATAAGGTGATGCATATATTCCTGATGATGCATTATGATAAATATTTCCATTTTTATCTATATCAGTATCTTGTGACAAATATGTAGTACTCAATTTGCCTATATAGAAATTATATCTAGGAGGTATCATATCTTTTAGTTTTTAATTATACGTTTAACATTTCTATGTTGCATTATAACAGTTCCATCTGGCATAGTATAATACCTTGTTTCATTCTGCTTTCTAATGCTTCGTACGTCATCCTCAATTTTAGAGAGGTCCATACTATTATTAGAATTGAGAGAAATATTCAGCCTATCAGAATTACCAAATGCATTTAAGTACTTATCTTCGAATGTTCCTTTGTTGAAGCTATCTATTACATCTGGTAGTATCTTACGATATTTTCTTGTTCTTTGCTTATTAATGATAGCAAGAGCCTCACCACCTTCAGCTTTCATACGACGCTTCTTTTTATTCTCTACGCCCAAATCGATGTCATTACCTGATGCATGAGAACCTCCTTCCAAGAACTCAAGACCACCTTCACCATATTCTTCTGATTGACTTGCAGTTACCTGTTTAGCTTTAACTTTTGCAACAGCGAATGAGGTCCACATCGTAGCAATGGCGGCCAATGCAAGAGCTGGACCAACGATAGGAATTGAAGAGAATGAACTCCACAAATTAGCAGATGCTGTGACAAGCGAAGATGCCTGAGTAACAGTGTTCATTGCTTCTTGACGTTTTTGGGCTGCCTGCAGCATTTTTTGTTTTTCTTGCTGATTTTTCTTTTCTTGCTCAAGCTCCTTTTTAGCTGTAGCAACATTATTAGCATAGCCATTATTGCGAGCCTCAACCTCGGCATCATAAGCTTTTTGTGCGGCCTCTACTCGAGCTTCAGCTGCTTCTACAGCCTGTTCAGCTAATTCAACTTCGGCATCCATAATGGATTGAAGCTGTTCTATTACTATATTTACAGCATCTTTTAGGGCATCAATCTGGTCATCATCAAAGCCAAGTTTCTCAAGCAAAGTACCGCCTAAACCTTTTTTACCGATGTTTTTAATAAAGTTATCAAGCTCAGATAATTCACGGTCTATTCCTTTTACAGTAGATTTAGCAGCATCTATTTGAGCTTGACTCCAATCAAGTCCACCAGACTCAGCAAGTCTTATCTGTTCTTGCCATCTGGCTTTTTCTTGCTCAAGCTTAAATCGTGTTATTTCTGTTTCACTTCGCTTAACTTCATTGAATATAGCTTCATCTAAAGCCTGTTGCTCATCAAAGCTGGTCATTTGGAATGACCCTTTAGTTTGAGCTGCAGACTTATCAAACTGTGCATTTATTACAGATGTACTTACTTGCTGTTCTGCGGGTTTAGCAGCATTTTGTGCTAAAGCTAATTGTCTACGTACTTCATTTTGCTGAAGTAGCAGATTAAGTTCATCTTCACTGCCTTTTTTAACAAACTCAAGCTGATTTTCAATATCGCGCTCTCTTGCATCTAAGATTTTCTGGTCATACTCACTCCACAGCTCAAGTTTTTTCTTGTTGAGCTCAATAAGTATTTCTTCTTCAGAACGAGCTTGGTTATCTCCTGCTTCTAATAATCTCTTATTAGTATCAAGTATCAAAGCATATTCCAAATCAAGATTTTCTTCCATGAGTTTGCGCTCTTCTACTAATGAGGCTTCCATCTGAGAAGCATCGCGCGTAACTACTACATTAGTAGCTACGGTAGACTCTTGATTTTGAGCTGCTTCAGTTGCTGCGCTAGTGTCAGTAGGATTTATAGTATTACGTTGCGTCTGCAAAGAAGCAACTTTTTGCTCATTCTGAATTTGTTGTAACTGAAGGTCTAATGCTCGTAAATTATTAGCAATAGTCTTAGTTATAAGTTCTTGCTGCCTATCAATTTGTTTCTTTTGGTCTTCAGTAAGCTTTTTATATTTTCCATCTACATTTTTAACGTATTCTTCATTAAGACGGTACATCTCACGAAGCTTATTATTTTCATCCTGAACCTGGTCAGCTGCAGCTTTACGCCTTTTAGCATATTCATCTTTAAGTAATTCAGTTACACTTTCCTCGTATTCTCTTTGTATTTTTATATCATTCTGGTTTATAGTACGAGTTAAATCACGCGGTTCTCTTGTGCGTGTCTTTGTAGTCTTATGCTTTCCTTCTATGCCAGCAGCTTCAAGTTGGGCTTTAGCAGCTTTTTCATATCCAGCTGCTAAATCAAAATATGCATCTCCTGTTTTCTCTGCAGCATTTGCTTCATCATTGAGGTCTTTAATTCTCTGTTGTCTAAAATCTTCTGCAGATACTTGGTCAGCTACCTGTAAATTAGCTGCAGATGGTCCTACGCCAAATTCATCAGTAGCTCGTAAACTAGATTGTACCCACCAGCTTTTGAATTTATCCCAACCTGATGGGCCTTTACCTGCTTCTGTTTCTGCTTTATTTCTAGCAATTAAAGCTTTTTCATATTCATCTGCGGCTAATTTTTGAGCAGCGGCGGCTTTAGCTCTTAATTTAAGAGCATTGATTACAGCTTCAGTATTATCTACAAATACGTTTTCAGCATCTGCTACATTATTAACAGATACTCCAAGCTGGTCAAAATTAGATTTGTTGTCTTTAATCCACTGGTCTTTTTTAGCAGTAGTTTCAAGATTTTTCCATTCCTGTTGTAGCTGTTTTAGTTTTACAATGTTATTACCGTAACTATTATTAGTATCTTCAAGTTCTTTAGCTATATTATCAAGAGCCTCAGTTGTAGATATAACAGCATTTTTTGCTTTGAAAAGATTACCAACCCACGTTATAATCTGTTTGCCAAACATGGAAAATACGGTAAGCAATATAACAAGCACAGTATTCCAGCTAAATAAAGCTTTAACTATTGAACCTGTCACGCTTACTGTTGCTTTACCTTCTGCTTGCAAAAGTTTATTCTGAGCACGTAATCTGTTAATTTCATCAACTACCATAGGCATATTATTTGATATACCTAAGAAGAATGTATTAAGCGATACAGCTGCAGCAGGTAATTCTCGTACTACTTGAGAAATAGAAATGCCTAAGCCATCCCATGTTTTTTGATAATGACCTACAGACAATCTATAATTACCTGTCGCTTCTTGCAATTTTATCATCTGCTGATAAATTGCATTTGTCTCAGCTTCAAGCTTTTTACCAGAGTCAGCAGCTTCTCTCTCAGCTGCAGACATCTGATTAAGTCGTATTTTATTTAATGCATATTGAGCTGAAAGTCTATTATAAGAACCTTCTGCAGAATTAGCAATTGTAGCTTGTAACTGAGCAATCTGATTTGCTTCTCGTATTTGAGTTGAATAAAGTTTAAGCTGCTGATTTTCTTCTGACTGAGCATAGGCAAGTTTCTCTTGAGCCTGAGCTAATGGGTCTACTGTAGCTTTCTGCTGTTTTCTAGCAGAAGTAAGCTCAGCAATCTTAGCTTTCAACTCAAGTAATCTTTTGCCTTCATCTGACTGTAAATAAGCTAATCTTTGCTCTGCCTTTTCTACTTCAGACAGAGTTTGGATATGAGGCTTCATTTGGTCATCAAGGGCCTTAATCTGATTTTTCAAATTAAGAATATCATTGAGTAGCTGTTGCCCCATTTCGCTATCTGCTCTTTCAGCTGCAGTTAAAGATTTATATAGCTCAACTGTTTGCTTTAGGTCAGACTTAAGACGGTCGTAAGAAGATATAGCTTGCTGAATATAACGCTGCTGTTCTACAGTTGCTCTATTAGCATCTGAAGTTTGTGCTTTAAGCCAAGCAATCTGTTTACCTGTATCAGATAAAGCTAATTTAAGCTCATTCTGGGCTCTTTCAAGCCTTGACGTAGATGCTGTTGCTTCATCAATAGCTTTACGTCCTTCACTTGTAGCTCCACTAGCAGATTTAAGAGAATGCACAATCCTATCTGCACCTGCTCTGATAGCATTTACCATTGTCTCGTATGACTGATTGAGCTCGCCAAGTTGCTTGACAAGTTTTTCAATCGAGTCATCCGGCTCAATTATATCACTATATTTTATCTTATCGTCTTCAGCCATAATTATTTCCTTTTATGCCGTTTAACACTCTTGCTTTCTGCTTCTAATTGCTGTTTTATATTGTCAACAGCATTATAGAATTGAAGTACTGTCATCTTTTTAGCATCCATACTTGTTTTTTGAGCTATCAAAAGGCAAGTACTTTCAAACTGCTTATCATATTTTATTTCAACAGACTCACTTCCTATGTATGATTTTGGAGAATGCATATTAAGCATTATCATATCTATGGTTTCTATCTGTTCAGAGTTATCTGTGTCATTTATCATAGAGTCCAACACAAGAAGTGTTCTTTGCTTTAACTTATCGTATGCATCTTTTTCCTTTGGATTTACAAAATCTCCTGGAAAGTACATTTCAAGTTCGGTGGTTACTTTTTTTTTAAGCCAAGTCAAAAAGTCTATAATCTTTGAATGCTTTATTTCTTTAAGCCTGGCCAATATATTTTTAAGTCCATCGTCTGACAAATCATTAACTTCTTCACCGTCTATGCTATGGATAAGAGCTGCAAAAGCTAAATACCTTGGTGAAATTTCATTGTTCACCATATACATATTTTGCCTCATGTTTTGCAGTTCTTGCAAAGCTTTTTTGGCATTATTGCTTTTAATGAATTTAGCAACACGGGTTATATGGGCATCAATATCATCTGCGTCTGAGCCAATTCCAGAGTCTATAAGCAAATACTTATTGTACTTCTGAAAATTTACAATAGGCATTTCATCTATGCTGTCATATACCCGTACGACTTTTTTATTTACTATCAGGTTTTTCATATTAAAATTCGCGTTATAGGGGTTGATATGATAGGAATAAGTATAATACTCATCTCATTAAAGAAAATAGCGAGAATGATAGCGAGAATAAGCGACGTCCAAAAGCTTAAGCAAAAGTCACAATCGAATAATTGAGAAATAAGCTTAGGAGCTCTGGTGATTATCTCATCGCGCACACCGAGTTTTCCAATTAGCAAAATAGCAAATGCTGCTGCTAAGGCTATATATATTAAAGCCGAAAGCATTGTTATAAAATATACCGTTGACATAATTCTCTAGTTGTTAAAGTAAATTCAATTCGTATTCCTGCATAAGGGTACATAAAGAATTGTTTATCGATATCTTGTATACCTTCTCCTTTATAAGTATAGTTATTATAGATTTTCTCTATTGAATAACCTTTGTATATATTTTCAAAGCGCTCATATATATCATTTATAACAAGCTTACCAGTCGTAGTAATAAGACCCGGAGTAGTTAATACTCGCATAATTTCATCTTTTACTTCTTCTGTATGCATAACAGTTTCATCTTCATAAATGCTACTAAGGTCATACCAGAATATAATAGCCCCGCTGAAAGTGTATTGTGGCAATGATTGAACTACTTCAGTAATCTTTTGTGGGTCATAAATATCAAACCATGAAAAATTGCCAAAGTTATCATTTGGTAAAAGCGACACATATTCTCCGTTGCCATTATACATTGCAGGGTATATAAACTTATTACCGTCTGGCCTGTGTTCTACGAGCTTATATGCTCTACCAAATGCATAATTAAGCCACTTAAGTCTGTTCATAAGTGACTTTTGCATATCCTGTAATATCTTATCAAGCAATACAGGGTCTTCCTTAAATCTTATTTGTACTGAGTTTTCCTTCATTTCCTTATTGCCTGTTTTAATCGTTTAACTAATTCTTTTCTTATATGAGAACGAACTATTCTGGTAAAGTTTTTATCCGTTAAGCGAAAAATCTCTTCACCATATTTCTCAATAAGCTCAGGTGTTTTTTCATCACTCGCGGTCACATAAAAACCTTCTGAGTCAAATACTACAAACATAGACTCATGAAAAGCACCTGTGTCTCGCAATGTGACCCTTGTAGTAGGCTGACCTTTTTTCTTTTTTATTTGTATGGTTTTAGGCTTATACGGCATATAATCCATTATCTTTTCACCTCTACCATTGATACCGCGACGGTATAGCTGGTCATCTGCTATAGCTGATACTATTACGTCTTCTTTGTCACGCACAATATCTTCTAATAGCATAGGCAAGCTATCCTTAAAACTTCGCAACCTATATTCCAGATTGCGGAGTGTCGCGTTATATCGTTTTACAGCCATACTTATACAGTTCTATATTTAATGCCATTGTTTCGGCATGGCAAACATACTCTATCAATTCCAGAAGTACTCAGCTTAATTGCCTTAAATGCCATATCGAGTTGATAACTTAAACCTGATTTTTTCATAGAAGAAGAGTCACCATCTACCTCATATAATATATCAAGTCGAGAAGCATTGATTGAATGCCTATTTGTTCTTACATTAGAGTTGTATGCAAATTCACGTAACATATCTACGGCTACCTGCTTAGCTATGACATCTTGAAACATCATTCTCTGCTCAACTATAAAGTCTGTAATATCACAGCTTACAGTAACTTCTAAGTTTAATCCGTAGTTATTATCATAGGTATATTGATTGTTTTCAACATCCCACAAATGTAAGCTTTCGTCTTCTATACTTATAAGTTCTTCATTTACGAAGAATGGATGAATTTCAAGATATTTAGACCATGCCATCCAAGCAAGTAATTCTCTACGCGAGCATGAGCCACAGGGCTCTTTTGACCAGTCTTTATCTTTTCTGATAGCTTGGCTTCCCTCTGGAAGTTCGGACTGAAAATAGCATAAATACCAACTTCCTCCTGCATCATTATCTTCACTTTGATATGGCAAATAGAGGTCATCGACTGTAAACCATTCAGCACTATTATCTCGTATCTTATTAAGCTTTATAATCTTTACTGGAGCATCCATACTTGAATGCATAAGATACAAAGTATATTCTCCAGCTTTAGTAAACTGAAGGCATATTTTATTTATCTTTGCGGTTACACCTTTTGCTCTTACTGGTACAATTTCAAAGCCAACTAGGTTTTTCTTATTCTTTACAGTATCTACTAATCTACCTGTTCCATCAAACAAAGTACGACTTTCGCATAATGGCTTATTTGTTCCTTCTACCGTTTTTTCATTGCAGTATCTAGCAATAGCCTTTTGAATGCTCGCTTTTGTTTTGCTCTCGAGCCATTCAGAAAATAAATTGGTTTCAACCCAATACTCAGACTCAATATCAGGCTGTTTTCCTTGTGCTTTTTGAAGTGCTTTATATTGTGTTCCTTGATAATCAACTACATTGCCTTTGCTATATTCCTTTTCAGAATTGTATTCTGGAAAAGTGATATTATTAAAATCCGGAGCAATACATGACATATTCTGCAAAGTCAGCAATGGATGAATTTGCTGAAAGTATAAGCCACTTTCGCTCACAGTTAAAACATCAGATATTTTTAAGTCTGATGTGTCATAATTTTGCTCCCATCCAATAAGGTGTAACAGTTTTTCTTGTATATCGTTGGCTCTAACCATGGTTATTCTTGTTCTTCTACAGTGAATAAACTTTGTAAAATAGCTTGTAGCTCTTCGCTATTGTATAAATATGAAGGTATACCTTCTTCTCCCAATACGAGTGCAATAAAATCTTCGTGCAACAGAACCATTGTTCCATCAACACTTCTTCTTGCGTGAACAGCCGCCAGCAAAAAGCACAGCAGCCGTTCAATCCACGTTCTACTCTCTATCCCATACAATAGATAAATATTCTAGTACCATTCCGCATCCGGATGCACTTCAACGGACAGATGATTCATTATTCTGATGATTAATTTTCGTATCATAAATATATGTTTTGAGTGTTACTGATAACTTTCCGAGTTACCCTACTATCATAATTGTCCGTCTAACCCAATTGATTATAATATACGGACAAATATTTTATAGTCGATGCATAATCTAACTGAAAATGATGATATTCATTAAATCCTGAAGTAATAATGATAATGTCATATTGTGTCACAGAATCAACATTAAATTGCTCGAGGACATTTCTTCCACCTCCTTCATTATTATCAATCCATCCCGTACCTGCTACAGCCCTAACGGTTACATTTCCGGGGAATTCTTCTGTTAAAAGTTTAGCCCAAGATGTTGGTTCTCCTATTATTGATGTAGAATCTCCTAATAATAAAAATGTTTTTTGGGTTAATTCTGACTTGTCACAATTATACCTTTGGAGAAGCTGTCCCATAATACGGTTGTATATACGTTTGGCCCCTATTTCTGTATATGCGTGTAATCCGTCGATAGTAAATACACGAGCTTCCTTATCAACTCGTTCACGAATTCCTGCATCTTTCAAACTTATAAATCCAAGTGAAAACCAATCAGCCATAGCCTTAAGTTCTTGTGCATAAGTTCTACCCGGAGAGCTCCAGTTATTATAGCCACCATAATAGTTATCTACAACATATATATCCGCAGTTGGCTGGGCTTGTATTATAGAATACAAGGTTTCAGCCATTTTTCTATCATATTCCCCTGAGGTATTTGCTACGTTATATCCTCCCTGCTGATACTTTCTGAACTCTATAAGATTTGTTATCTCTTGTGTGATAGATTCGTCCAATTTTTCCGCTGTTACGGAATTGTTAGCAAGTTTGGGAGTGGTAATCGAACCATCCTCGATAATAGCAGAACTAGATTTGGTTAAATTAGGAACTAAATCCTTGTCTGATAATATATATGCTAAGTCACAATCAACATCAACAGCAATATCACCATTATATGTTAATGATGAAGAGGATAAAACAGCATGCTTTACAAATGTATCCCCCTTAAACAGACTAACGATGCCAAATCCATCAGGAGTTACACCGTTTTTTAAAGTAGTGGAAAATGAATACTGAGTTCCCTGTGCTACCGAGTATTTAAACAATCTACAATTTTTATAATACTGAGAAGATGTGTCTAGTAAACCGTCCTTCTTGATAATACTGTTTGACAAGATCTCATCATATACAACATTCTCACCTTTAAAAACAAGGTTATTATACAAAGATTCGTCCAATTTTTCCGCTGTTACGGAATTGTTAGCAAGTTTGGGAGTGGTAATCGAACCATCCTCGATAACTTGATCATTTACCAATCCTATAATTGGAGGAGTTTCTGATACATAAGCCAATGTATTCGCTTGACTATTCATTTGTAAGAGAAGTGTATTGCATTCTCCTGTATATATTTCGTATTGGAAAACCTTTGACTCACCTGCTAACTGTGTATATACAATAGTATCGTCTTTTTTTAGGACAAACACACATGCTCCATTAATTTTGTATTTCAAATTTAAACAGATTCTCACTTGTGAGTTACTCGTTACCTGATATGTGGCCACACAATAGTTTTTATTTGACATATTGCTTATACTGCCGTCCGGTTTTATCAGTTTTTCGGCGTCAAAAGACACCCATTGCAAAAGTTTTTTTCCTGTTGTGTTAACTATTTCAGCTAGTTCCGCTGTAAGACTCTTGCGTGTATTGGGGTTGACCACCGCATCGGTTGTGGTAGCCGGGTAAATGGTTTGGCCACCCTTGGTCAGTTTATGCATTTTTACCATAATAAATCTCCTATATTTTTAGATTAGTAACTGTTTCTTCTTTCTCTTCCAGTGGCAAAGGATGTACAAAATCACTCAGCACATCATCATACTCCTTATCTGACAGAGATACGCTCTGCACCGCATTGTATGCGGCATATATCTGAGATATAGTGACCGACTTGTTCTTCTTCGGTTCATCTGTAACGCATGGTATTATCTCTGTACCCGTAACGGTTTCAACGGGAGTCATTTCCGAAATTTTAAGATTTTCTTCCATTGTTAATCCTCTATTAAAATTAAGTTGTTATTTTCAAGTAATATATTGTTTCCGTCTTCCATGATTATGATATTATTGATAACTTCAAGTATTATTCTTGAATTGGCAAATTTCCATTCATTGTTTGAATATGGCATGTATCCATCCTTTGTTACAGATATGGACATCGTGCCATTTACCATACCCCGTACTTTTACTGTACCGTCAGACAACGTTTTGTACTGTACACCTTCCACCGTGACCGTTGCATTCTCTATGGGTGCTCCATTCACATCCACTACCGTTATAGTGGCAATGGATTTTGGCATATAATAATCAATTAAATCCTGTTCGGTAAATCCGTCATCCTGTTTGGTGGGGACGGAATCGAACCCGAAGGAGTTGTAGAAAGCTGAACTAATCCATCCGCTATTATGGTCAGTATTGCTAAAGAATATAGGAGTTTTAGTTTTATCACCTGTCACATCATTGTTTACTATGGTGATTATTTGCTTTTTGTTTAACAAAGCGGAAACTCTTGTAGATTCATTCAGTGTTCCATCAATATAGGTCTTGCCGTTTGAGTTCCTACTATTATAAGCAATACTACCTTTGTCATTGAATACGGCAAACAGCCAAGGTTCAGTAGTATTCAGTCTTTGGTCATAGATAAACTTTCCATGAATGAACGGATTGATAGTTACAAACAACACCTTAACGCCCTGCTGCAAGTTCTCCACAACACCGTAATCATCCACTCCATCAGTTATTAGGGCGTTGGGATATTTAGGCAGGAACTCTATTGTTACGTCCATATCTCCTATATCCCCTGTAACTCCTATGGCGTTATACAATGAAGTGGTTCCTTCGGGATAGGTTAATGTCACCTCATGTTCCCCGTTGTCAAAAGTATAAAATCCGCCATTTCTGTTTACCAAACTAACTTGTCTGCCATCAGAAAGTCCTGTAACCTTAAATTTATGTGTAGGATTGGAATTTGATGGAACTATATTTACCATGTCATCTGTGGTGGATAGTTTCTTAGTAATATGTATAATCCTGTTATCCGTAACAGTAACATTTGCTCTATCGGGTAGAATATTGGTACTAGAAATATCATACCCACCCACACCGCTCATTGCAGCGAACAGGAAATTGTTCAATTTAAGCGGTCTGTTGTTTCCACTGAAATCCTGCAAGTATGGATTGGCTTTTAGTATCTCGTTTGTGGGAACGGATTGTTTTGTAGGTATTTCTTCTACCACAATATTACAATCCACATCATTCACATTATCACCTGCCAAATAAAATCCGGGATATCGTGTTGTTGTACCACTATTCTTATATTCCGGTATGTCATATTCTCCGTCAGATGTTATCTTGATAGAATAGATACCGCTTTCTATCGAAAATCCCTGTGGAAGTCCTGTCACTCTTATCTTAAAAGAGGAAACAGCACTTGACGGGGAACATGAAACTTGCCAAAAGTTTTTGTTTGCAGACGTAGGTGTATGGGTGATGGTGCACTTGTTTGTAGTGCTATCATATTTAATTTTTCCTCCGTCATTTATGAATTGATTTGCATAAGTAACGCCAGGAATATAAACATCCACAGGTTTAGCCATATCATACCAAAACACCATGTGTCTTGGTATCCATTTCTCTATGATTTCGTTTATATTCGTCTCTACCTGCCATGTTCTAACAAGCCCAAGACGCCCTATGTTAAAAAATCCTATCTTTCTCATACTGCGACCAATTTTCAGACGAAAGCAATTTTTCAAACTCAAAGGTTCCTGTTTCATAGGTATTGTAAGGGAAAGGATGCTCTATACCGTCTTCCGTAAGTGTCATAGGCATTGCTTCCAAAACCCTTTCTGTATGTATCATATAATACAGCCCGTCAACTGATTTTCTGAAAACGGACAAATCTTCATCCGAAAACATAATCTCGGAGTCCATTTTGGGAACTATCGAAAATTGCATAATTTGTTTTTTTTATCTATTATCGCAAAGATAATTAAAAAAAAGTTAAACGTATTGGTTACATACGGTTTTATGTCGTATATTTGCTGAAAATTTAAAAAAAAAATATACCGATGAATGTATTAAGCCTTTTTGATGGGATGTCGTGCGGACGGATAACACTTTCCGAACTTGGCATTTCAGTAGAAAAATACTATGCGTCCGAAGTGGACAAGTTTGCCATAAAGGCAACCATGCAGAATTTTCCTGACATCATACAGGTTGGTGATGTAAGAGAACTTGAAGTAAGCAGACTGGATAAGATAGATTTGATAATCGGAGGATCGCCATGTACTAATCTGTCCATGTCTGGCAAGAGAAAAGGGCTTTCAACGAAAGAAGGCATGGAGGTTCTAGACTTGCAAACGTATCTTGAATTGAAGGAGAACGGTTTTGAATTTGAAGGGCAATCCTATCTGTTTTGGGAATACATACGTATATACCACGAACTTATTAAGCGTGGTGACAATCCCAAATTCTTCCTTGAAAATGTGGAAATGGGAAAGAAATGGGAATCTGTGTTCAATGAAACAATGGGTAGGAAAGGAATACATATCAACTCCGCACTTGTATCGGCACAAAACAGAAGGCGCATATACTGGACGGATATCCATGACGATATTCCACAGCCGGAAGATAGGGGAATACTTTTAAAGGATATCCTTGAAGAAGAGGTTGATGAAAAATATTTCTTGTCTGACAAGATGATTGAATGCTTGAAGGGCAGGGTAAAGGTGGAAAATGATCCGATATGTGTTGCGATGCGAGGGCGTGAATCAGCCTGCCTTACTCCAAAAAGAACCGAATATGGAAAAAAGATAAGAAAGGAATATGAAGCCGGGATTGTAAAGGAACAGAGAAAGAACATCCAACAGCTTGAACCTAGGGAAGATGGAAAAACCAATTGCCTTACAACAGTACAAAAGGATAATCTGATAGTTGTTTCGGGAACGATATGTGGATTTGGAGGGAGGCATTTCCGTGAAATAAAATCTGGTAAATCATGTACACTGCTGGCAAGGGCTAGAAATGATGGAAGCACACAACCATGCGTTATAATTGGCACTCCTAATATTGCCGATATTACAATTCCAAACAAATATATAAAGAAAAATATACGCAGTATAGACGATAAGGCTCATACATTACTTGCTACATCACACAAGGGAGCAATGGCAAACGGTATGACGCTAGTTGATAACGGTAATTTTCGCATTCGTAGGCTTACCCCCACCGAGTGCGCACGACTTCAAACCGTTCCCGAATGGTATATATGGGATGGAATATCCGATACACAGCGTTACAAGATGTTAGGTAACGGGTGGAATATAGAAACAATAAAACATATCTTTAAATATATTGAAAAATGAACGTATTGAGTTTATGTGACGGGATATCTTGCGGACGTATCGCACTGGAAAGAGCAGGCATAAAGGTAGACAAGTATTACGCAAGCGAAATAAACGAAGGCATTTATAACCAATTAAACACTATTTAACTAAATTGGTATCACCCTTGGTAGAAGGGGATGAGGACGTGGAGTGGTCGGCGGTAGTCGGGGCGGTGAAACGTCAATATATATGTGTATGAATGTATATAATTACCTTGCTATTAATGCAATATTTTTTACTTCTAGCGCAATAAGGAAAAATTCTAGAACAATAAGGAATATTCATAGAAAAATAAGGGTAAATTATTTACATTTTTATTTACAAATAAAATATGAATATATTGAAGTTGGAAAAACAAGTATAAAACAGATAGCTTTTATAGATTTCTACTGCCTGAGATATTTTTCCGGGGATTTTTGAGATTTTATTTGATTTTGTTTTACATTTCTACTTTTAGAATACTTCTGGTTAGCCCTTGTCAGATCCTTGATAATAGTTTCATCAAACACCTCGGAATATATCTCTGTTGTCTTGACCGATGTATGCCCCAAGAGTTTTTGGACGGTGGTTATCGGAACTCCCTGATGTACTAATAGGGTTGCACAAGTGTGACGGCTGGTATGGTAGGTGAACTTCTTGTCGATGCGCGCCATCCTTCCCAATTTCTGCAATGTCCGATTAGTGTCCGAATTGCAACCTAATGCAGCCAGTTGTTCGATGCTGTCGTACTTCCGCATTATGCCCAGTGCCTTTCCGTTAAATAATAGATATAGCGGAATATTGAGTTTTACACCTGTTTTGACACTGTTCAGCACTAACCATTCTTTTCCGTCTATCGTTATCAGATTTTTATAGGTAAGCTGTTTAAAATCAGAAAATCTCAGCCCGCAATAGCAGCAGAAGAGAAATGCGTCCAGTATGTGCCGGCTGTTGTTCTTCCTGTCCGGCAGTTCAAGATTCTCCAGCTTCTCCAAGTCTGCCGGCATCAAGAAGTTATGTTCCTTCTTCTCTTTCTTGATCTTGAACTTACGGAAAGGGTATGCCTCCTGTAATATATAACCTTCGTTTATTGCTTCGTTAACCAAGGTACGCAGTATTCTCATGTGTTTTCCTACCGTATTTACCTTCAATCCCTTATTGCGAAGAAATGCGTCAAACTCCTTTAGAAACGTATAATTGATGTCTGTGAACTCTATCACGTTCCGAAATTCCTTCAAAGTGGCTACCGTGCCCAGCATGTTATCCTTGGTTCCCGGTTTTCTATCAGAATTCTCTATCGTTTGTATTGCAAACTTTAAAAAAGATACAACTGGTTTAATTCCCTTTTTTACAGCCTCCTTTAACGTGGAAAGGTTTGATTCAAGCCCTCTTTTCCAGTAGCTAAGTTCTATAGCCTGCAACTCCAGTATCTTCTCGTATAGCATTGCGTTAAGCTCATTCGATTGCGGGTGGTTGATTACTTGGGCACCATCCTTACTCCAACACTCCGGCTTTAGATAAACATTGGTTTTAAAATATACCTTTCTCTGATTCAAATAGGCTTCTATTTGGACTAGGGCTGTCCCTTGTCGATTTAACTTGTTTTGTCGGTTATAAACCAAACGGTATCTGATCTTCTCTAACATATTCAACTTTTTGTTTTAAAGTTAAAAAAATTCTTCTGCATTTACAAAATAAACCACAAAAAATGCTTCTGGGAGGACTGATTGGTGTTGCTACGAGTGAAAAAGATGGATTGATGCCATCAATTCAAAGAATGACCACTTCATATCAAAAAAACCAGCAGAAGTATTGTAAAATTGCCGAATTTGAAAATAATACAACAGGAATATCAATGCTTATTTCAGTATTTAAGAACCATGAAAATTCATCTCCGTCTGTTGTTTTATTAACAGGATATAGCGATGGTCTATCCGTTAATTCGATAAAAAGAGGAACCTATTTAACTAATGTTTATTATCAAAAAAAAGAGAAAAAAACCATTGTTTATGTAAAATCATCAGCATACGTGTATATCAGTACATTGTGCATTGGCATGTATGGGTCGCTCAAACTAAGCCATGAAAACAATCTAGATTTACCATCCGGCGCAATCGAAATTCCTATATCTTGACAAGAATTTAGCAATATTTGAGAGCTGGGAGAACTCTTGGGAAATCCGAAGGGAACAAAATCGTTTTCTTCATGGAGTGAATTTACGGATTTTGTAAATGAAATGCCTATAAAAACAATTCAACCTTTCGTTTCCGATTTCAATGCTTTTGCTGGAGAAGGATTCTATGGTAATATCGTTCAAGGATTGGTTATAAAACAATTAGAAGATGCTGTTTTCATCTTCGGAATAGCAATAGACGGAACATTAATATTTAGAAAAAGGAATTATCCAGACGTTTCAACTTGGGAAGATCCTAAGATAATAATTCACAGTAATAATTGACATAAAATTTACTTCGTAACCGACCTGGGAGGACTGATTGGTGTTACAACACCGACAAAAGATGGACTAATGCCCAAAAATCAAGTGTGCAGAAATATTGCTAAAATCAATAATTTGCATTGTCGTTTAAAATGTAATATAAATTCACCCGGTGAATGGGTTAATGGTTTTCTATATGTAGGTAGCACTAGTGGTTCTGTTTCTACAATAGCTGTTTCTGTGATGATATGGAACGAAACCAAAGTTTTTTGTAAGCTCATTAATGGAGTAAAAGGATATATATCATCGATTTCCTACATACAGGAAACAAACTCAATATCATTATTTGTTGAAATGGCTCAATATGCTAATATCTTATTTGCCCCGATGACCCAACTATACAGTTCCTCTTTAGAAACAGTGGAATCAATTCCAAGTGATGCTATTAATCTTGATTTTTGACATAAAAAAACGGGTGGCACCGGCTTGTACCGGACCACCCGTTTTAATCCATGTCAAAGATACGGTTCGCCAATTACTTCTAGAGCAAATTTAGTCTAGGAAGCCAAACTTAATTTTTTCCACTTACTATCACTCTTATCATACTTCACCCTAATAAATGTCGCTCCATTTACTGATATTAGTAAGTACATAACCCGTGATTCGTTTCCAACCGAAAATACGGATAAAATTCCATAGCCATTTATAGGATTGTTAATAGACTCAGGTGTTATTCCATATATTCCTGATACTACTAACGTTTCAACATCTCCTTTAAATATAGGAATTCTACTCCTAAACCACGAATCATTTATCCCTATCAGTCCTCCCAGGTCGCCAACAGGCCGAAAATCTTGTCTAAATTCCTACCTGTGTGAGCGTACTAATATCTATATCTACTTTAGTTGCTGAAATGGCATTATCCATAGAAACACGATTGGTAAAATATATCAAAGCTCGTGAGAATACAGGCATATATACATAGTAGTTATGATCTCCATCCTTGTATATTTTCAGCAAATTAGGACCAATACTCTTTACAACGGACACTCCTTTAACGTGATGTGATACAAAAGAAAAGATGTCTGCGTTCTCGCTATTCCCTTCTCCAATAATATCAAAAGTAACGTTTATATCTTTAGGATAATTCAGTTTGTATAAAGCCCCTTCTCCTAGCATGTGATTTACCAAAAAATAGTTTTCATTTAACTGAAGTTCTCCCAGAAGTGTTGCTAAGTTGCTTTTATCTATTTGAACAATTTCACCATTTGATCTCTTTCCGAAAATAGTTACGATGTCACTTACCACCGGAACTTCATTTAATTTTTTGTCTGCCATAATCGTATTTTTTTAATTATTTATTACTATGTTTCTAATTATTATAATGTTTTTATATAAGCCATCCATGCTTTAGATGTTCCTCCAACCGACTTGTACAGCTTCTTCCTGCCACCTTTTATCTTGTACCGGGTAAGGTTGCTTCCGTCATAGTTCACGGGATAATCCAAATTGCTCTCGTTGGCATACGCCTCCATTTCGTATGAGATGGTATAATATGCCGAACTCGCAGGATGGCAGATAGGGTTTCCCTTAACCCACTCGACAAAATACCGCCAGTAGTATTTTACCCATGAGCCGGCAAACTGTGCTTGGCGCAGGTGTATGGTCTCGTGCGTCATACTCTCCTTACCCGCATAGGTCTGCATGTACTTCTCTATATTCTCTTTGTTCTCGATACGGTAAATCATCCGTCCGCACCACATCATGAAACGGTATCCCTTGAAAGGATAATGCTTCATGGCAAGCATCTGAGGATTATCGAAATTACCCGGCTTGCTTGAGAACAGCATCTTGATTAATTGCCATAATTCTTTCATTTTGATTCCTCCTTTTCTTTTGTGTCCAAATAATCGTTTATGGAATCCGCATAAACTCCCGAAAACAACGGTGTACAATCACGTATAATTCGTATTTCCCGTTCATCGTAATCTACTTCTCCCTTGCCAGAGTAAATCTTATGAGCCAGAGAACTGGCGGCTATGCCCGGAACATTTGTGTATATGGCGTTAGCCAATGACTCCGCAATATCCATCTCAACCCTGATATCCTTCTTTATCCCTGTGTAACAAGGAAATTTTGTAAAATCTATTTTCATAATTTATATTTTTAATTCCAACAATCAATCCAGTTCATAAACCACCTGTTATTAACCTTGTCATAATACATTGCTGCCGCCTTTGACTTGGCCAGACCTATCGAAGTGCTGACCTCCCCGGAATTCCAGCCGACAAGATTTGTTCCGGCTATGGTCACACCACCACCAGAAACGTTTCTTATCCAGTAGAACTGCCCGTCTTCCGCAGTGGACGGAACAGTCAGCGTAATACCGGACGTTACAGCCATGATAACACTATCCATCACTGACAAAGTTGTGCTCTTGCTTATTCTGCGCAATCTGAGCCTAAACCCACAGATGTCCCCCTTGACGATATACAACGCATGATTCCCGGTATACTGAAAATAATTATCATCATAAGCATGGGAACCTTGTATGTCAAAATACATGCCCACATTGCCATACGCCGTATTCGTTATATTCCTATTAACCGAAATACGGGATGGGCATAATATTGCCCCCCCACTAGATGAAGGAAAAGTATCCGCTCCAATAAACACGCTTGAATAACTTCCGGTAAATCTTACCAAGTTGGCGGAAAGGAGCATGGCATTATTCCCGGAAACCGATTCCATACTTGAGGTGGAAATATTGAAACCGCCAATATTTCCACCTGTGGCAGTTATTGTCCCCGTGATATTCGCCTTCGTTGCAACAAGATTCCCTTCCTGATCCACTCGGAACGGAGCACTGCCCGGAACATCACCGCCAGCCCATATCCTTACAGGTGTCGTACCGGCTTCCTTGCTGCTTCCTCCTGTAAGACCGGCTACAATATTATTATTTGCATCCTTAATCAATAACTCATTGCCTTGGACGAAATCAAGACTGGCGTTCTTGGAAATAATAAGGCTGGTATAGATAGGACCGACATTGCTTAATTCCGTCCAATAGGTGGTATTGGCATAGGTTATGGAAGATGACGATGTATGGGTCTTGATACACTTATAAACATCCCATCCGTCCACCGCACTATTGTTTCTCACCATTACGATATCAATATACCGCGTGCCACTTGTAAGGTCCTCGTCATTCCTGTACGTCACGCCGGACGCCCACTCGGAAGACCGTATAATACATCCCTGTATTCCTTGTACGCCCTGATCTCCCTTGTCTCCCTTATCTCCTTTGTCTCCCTTTTCACCATCATCACCCTTGTCGCCTTTTGCTCCGGTATCGCCCTTTTCACCATCATCACCCTTGTCGCCTTTTGCTCCGGTATCGCCCTTTTCGGCCCATACATCATATTCGGCCGTGTTCTGCTCACCCGTCATCACATATCCGCCATCATTGTAAGTAAACCGATTGCCGGCATTGTCCGTCCAGCACCACAATGGAGGATTCGTGGTGGATGCCTTGGCTACATAAGAGCCGCCACCCATCGAAACGACACCCATCTTGGGAACAACCATACCAGTCCTAAACTGCCCCATCTGGGTGTAACCCTGTCCATCCACGCCATCCTGAATCATCGGCACGCTCTCTATATCAACCAATACACCTTTCGCATCATAGAATGAAAATATGATTTTGGAAGAAATGGATGAAGAAGGAATAGAGGCACCATTACTGGTACTGATTTCAGAACCGTTATCTATGGCGTATTTCAAGGTTCCATCCGTAGTGACTTCCGAAACACCGCCAACTGTTTTCATCCTCGTTGCAGAAATCCCGGAAACGGAATACGTACCGTCTTTCTTCTTCACAATATTGCTCGCCGAAGTGACCAGACTATACAATACCGCATTCTTACCGCCACGTACACCGGCAAGCGTGAACTTGAGTACACGTGACTGTTCCACACCGTCAGCCATAGCCTTCACGGTAATTGATATCTCAGTACGGTCAGCAAGAGCCGTTCCTTTCGCTACAGATAATGTAATATCACCCGTAGACAAGTCATAAGAGGATGTTACACCTGTCACGCTCTGCACGGATATGGAGGAAAGGGAAAGCTTTGTTGCTCCGTTCCACATGGATGCTGTTGTCGTAATTGACACCTCATCCACAGTTTTCCCATTTTCGTCCAATGCAGCATTATCCATCTGGTTATCCAAGTCGGCACTGATCGCATTGAACGAATGGTTAGCCCACGGTTCGGGAGTAGAGAAAGCACCCCATATACCGTCCTTCTTTGTCCTTTTGCTTACCCATTCATAGGGTATGCTTGCCGACACACCTACAGGATCATCATTCCAGCCGGAAGGCACATAATCGTCAGTCTGTGATGTTTCCGGAGTGGAAGGTCTTGTATTCGTTGTGGTGTTCGTGAAGATAAACTCATGATCTTTCGCATCCCTTCCGTCTTTTCCGCTTTGGACAAGAAGTTCATATTCGTCGGTATTTATCTCGCCTGTAAGACAATATCCGCCATCGTTGAAAGTAAACCGATTGCCGGCATTGTCCGTCCAGCACCATAAGGGAGGATTCGTAGTAGCCACCTTGGAAAGGAATGAACTTCCTCCCATTGTAACGATACTCATTTTGGGAACAACCAAGCCGGAATACCACGGACCGCTATTGGTCACGCTCACACCGTCCTTTCCTGGTGCCCCCGGTGCTCCCGTATCACCTTTAGAAGCAATCTCCAGCCAATCGCCGTTAGATCCCGGTGCAGCAGACGAACCATCCTCATTGATACACGCCCACATGCTTCCGTTATAAGACAAGCTATCGTAGTAATCGTAATGTACGCCAGGTATATAGCCTTCCTCACGGAAATTCAAAGTCTGTACAGGTGTTCCGTCTGGCTTTATCTGCTTGATAATACCTGTCATATATATATTATTCAGATACATGGAGTAACCATCCATGTTCAACCCGAATATATTCAGATTGGAAAGGTCGCCATATTGTAGGGCGACATTGGAGGCGGAGATCTCCCATGTATTCTGCTTCCACAACATACGGGTGTAAGTCCTTGTTTCATAGACTGAGGTCTGGCGCTCCGTATTAGTGAAGCTGCCGTATGCCACGAAAGTCATCATCTCAAAAGGGTCGAAAGAAGAAGGCCACGATGAAGATGTAGGACGCAACTGGTACTTAAATGTTTCGTTTCTTTCACCTGTAACTTCTGTAATCGTGAAATAGACCGTACAGAATCCGGCAAAACGTCTGTTGCCCTTTCCATCGTCGTAATCCTCCGTAGCGTTCCCGGTGATGTTATGATAGATACCCATACAGATATCACCTACTGCGACAGCTCCGATCTCACCATCTTCCAGCTTAAGTGTACATGTTTTGGTTCCTGTATCTACTGTTTCTATAATACCGGCTCCGGGCGCACGCCACTTGTCTCCCAGCGTGACCATCACACGATTGTATCTTAATTCGGGAACTTCAAGGAACCGGCGGATAAACATGCTCTCAAACTCTCCATGTCCTGTATCGAATATCTTGGCTCCGAATCCGGTTAAGCCGCTTGCAAAACCATTCTTCCCGAAAACAGCACCGGCAAACATGCTGAGAAGGAACTTAGTGGAATCCGCCACGTCCTTCCGCAAGAATATCTCTTTCATCTTCTCCACACTGTTCTCTATCTCAACCATTACACGTAATGCGCTCATCACGTCTTCATCGGTGTAGGTAACATCCATGTCACCCTGCTTCACAATGCGGTTTATCAGATTCCCGGATATCTTAAGACCTTTAAGAAAATTGATTATACCTTCCGCTTCATCGTCATTCAGTGCTGACAAAAACCAATTAAGCACAGGAGTATCATCGTCTAGTGTATATGCGGATTTAGCATGATCGGCATTGGTTATATTGCTACTTCCACCGCCGCTTCCCGTACCACTTCCACCTAATGTTACATTTGTCGTATTCTGTGTTGAAGCGGTCTGATTTTCCTGTGCCAGCCGTTCATAGAAAGACAGTATCTTTCTTCTTGCAATGGTGCATGAATATGACGGGAACAGATTATCTTTGGAATATTTTATTTCCAACGATTGTATCTGCAACTGCATATCCACAATCTGTCCATTATCGGAAAAATCAAACACTCCTATTCCATCATCCCTTACCTTTAGCATATTACCTTCTATGAAGTCAATGAAAAGGTTAGGATGCTCTGCGACAAATCCACTAGATATGTCTATTGAAACAGTTTTATTCTCATGGTCATATTTTGACAGGTAGTCAAGAGCCGCCTTTTCAAGCGTATTCTCAGCCATTGTCACATACGATTCGGGCATGACAATATTCAGAATGACAAACTCCGTTCCTGCTGCAATTGAAGGAGATTTACCATCCGTGTAAAGGGGAAGTTTGGCATTGTCGCTATCCGTTCTGTAGCATGATATTTTATATCGTGCCCCCTTATTAAACATGGAAACATCCTCTTCCGTTTCCCCCGTATCACCGTTCACCTCACCGTAAAGAGGAATAATACCGTTTTTGTTTATCTTAAATTCCGTTCCCGTATAAGTTCCTGTACGCATACTGAACACCGCGTCCGTTACAGAAGCATATTTATAATAGAACCTGTCCTGTGAACCGTCCTGATTACCGAAATGTATGTTGCAGGTCATTTCCTCACTAAAGCCTATCTTACAGCTTCCGGCAGGAACATCGGAATCAAACGTGAACTCAACACGGATAGTAACTGTCGTATTCTGACCTTTTTCTATATATCCTACAAGAGCGGTCTTGTCGTAAGGTATTTCAAGCATACCAGTAGCACCTTCCTCTCCGATAACAACCTCTTTCAAAGGAGAAGCCTGACCCAATACACGGTTTAAAACCATACGTAGGTTAATCTTCACCTTTTTCCCTACAGCATCACTTCCTATGGGTAATATACTGAAAAGCATCTTCCCGGAGAATGTGGCAGTAACCTTTACAGGCTGGTCATAATATGCCCTTGTACCATATATATCAAATCTCTCGAAATCCCTGTACTTGTCAAACATCGCATGAGGTTTGTATTGGGGATTCACATTGTCGTTTATCTTATCGGAAGAATCTCCATCCTCATATACTTTGTATCCAAGGTTGAATCCAGGGGAAGTCATATAGATGAAGAAGCTATCACTATCATCACTCTTTATTGGAGTAGATCCGATAATTTTGTCTATCCGTGTTGCTGCGCTCGCTCCCTCACCTGCCACCTTACCCGATTGAGGATCGGGTTCTCCGTCCGCCTTGTATGTATCCCATTCGGGAAGTCCTGACGGGTACAAATCACCAAGTTTTTTTCCTCTGATGGAAGGATATATCCCACTGAATGTATTTGATATGGTTTTACCTCTCACACCATAGTTCTTCAATCCGTATTCGCTGTCAATATAATATCTTATATTCCCGTCAGAATCATTCGGAAGAAGGATGTACGGGCAATAGCGTGATTCATCGGCAGGCTTAGCGTCCTTCTTGTATTCGGGAGGAACGTTCCTGCTTCCACCTTGTGGTATGATTCGGGTTATGACAGGTGTGCTTGTATCTACGGAAGAGGAAACTTTTACAGCACCTCCACCGTCACCCTGCTTGAATGTCCAGTTTACGGACGGTCTTGTCTTGTCCGTAATGGTTATTATCCCACCGTTCGCTGTCGTTGAGAAGTAATAATTGAGATAAAACTTGTCATAGAAGTTCTTCAATGCTTCAAACAGGTTGGTCCCATCGGTTATATCAATCATATCCTCCGTCAGTTCGCCTTCCGCATCCACGTTGAGCGTCCATGTGCCAATGCCTGTATATCCTGCACCCAATGACGCATTGTAAGATTCTATATTTGCTTCTATACGTGCGGCAAGCTGTTTTGCATCACCCCAGAACTGGAACAGACCGCCATGAGTGTATCTTATCTTATTTATTTCCCCACCTGTTCCGCTTACTATGTCAAGAAATGCCACATTCTGCAAAAGCACCTCCTTACCGTAAAACAGAAGGGAGTATTTGTATTTTCCTGCTTCGTTAAGATTATCTCCCGATGGGGCTTGGTACAGGATGAATGTATTACCGTTATATACGACTGTATCGTATTCCGATTCACTCTTTGAGTTGTATGCCTTGAACTCTATCGGAACAACGGAAACGACTTCACAAGTCAATTTTCTCACTTCCTGCAAAGACGGGCTGTATGAGAAATCAGCACTCTCCGCAATAACCTTATTTCCTCTTTTAATCTGTAAAATCATTGGACTTTAAAGAGTTGGTTGGTCAATACTGAAATTTAACGAAAATGTATAGGCGGACACAAGTCGGTCCGGGTTCTGCAAGTCCTGAACGTCCTGATAACTCATCTTTGCACCTGTTTCAAAACCCGTGCATCTTATCACCTGCTTTGCCGATTCTCCCCATACATCATTCCATATAGAGAAAGAGGATGAACCGTATGGCGTACCGGGAGTGGCAGGTATCACATTGGTTATATATGAATAGAACGAACGGATATTCGTCTTTACCGTTTCCACATCTCCCAAAGCGGCAAATGTTATGCTTCCTTCCGTTGGCTGGTAAACAGGCGTGACAGGTTCGTACACCTTCTGACCGTTCTTGTCATACCATTTTTCGGCATAGGCTTCCTTTCTTGTCGGCAAATCCCATAATCCCTTGCTTTCAAGTATATACAGCCTGTATGTGGCATACAAATCCTTTGCCGTATCGCTTCCTTTCTTTATAAAATATTTAGCTATAGCCATTCGTGTACATTGTTTATTAGTGCAAAGATAGCAAAAATAGTTTTAAAGTTTATGTAAATTTAAAAATTATTTTTCTATATTTGCATAAAAATTGGTGCTTTGGATGAGTGGTTTAGTCAACGGTCTGCAAAACCGACAACAGCGGTTCGATTCCGCTAAGCACCTCAAGTGATTGGATTTTTTGTTCATAATCAAACTGGAACGCCCTGCCAACTGTGAAGCTAGCAGGGCGTTTGTTTTAGTCAATTATAACTTTTATCGCATTTCCGCCTGACCTTGGGGCAATGGAAACGACACTCAGAAGTGCTGTCTTTATCGCCATAGTTGCGGCAAGCTGCTGGGTGAGAACCTCCAACTGTGACTGCTGTATGGCTGTCATGTTCGTTCCTCCCGTTCCTGCCGAACCACCGTTAAGCGATACCAATTGACGGAGTAGATCGCTTTGTACAATCATTTCGTATCTCATCCCGTTAAGATACCCCAACGCTTGATTAAATGTATTCTCGTCAACTCCTGCAATGGCATTGGACAGACCTTCCGCATTTTCCTCCGTTTCAGTAAGCATACCACCAAGGGCGTTGTTTATCTCATTGACTACACCTCCGGCTTCCGCAAAGGCTGATTCCAATGAACCCATTACATTTCCTAGTATTATAAGTTCATCCTTATCTATCTTGTTATCCGCAAACATACCACCTTTGCCGTCTGCTCCGAACAATGTGGTCTGTACCTGTTGCATTGCCTTTTCTATGTACTGCTGCTGAACCCAGCTTTTAACAACATCTCTCATAACGTCCGCTACGGTATCCTTGTATGCCTTGGCTGCGTCCTCTCCTTTCAGCCATGCTTCGACAAGAGCGTCACCTATCTGGCTAGCCCAATCTTTCAAGTCAATGCTGTACAATTCACTTGCAAGCGTTTCTGTATAATATCTTATCTCATACTCCAATTCTTTTATTGTCTGTTTGTAATCTTCTACTTTTTCTCTATCTGACTTTTTCTTATCTTCTTCGGCTGCTAGAATATCCTTTTGAATTTGCAACTGTTCTTTCAGATTTGATACCTGTTGGGATGTCACCTCATCAAGTTTTGCCGGGTCTATAATGTGCTCAAATTCCTTTTCAAGCATATTATATATATTGGTCAACTTCTTTGATTCAAATTCAAGACCTTCTATATGCTTTTGAAGTCTTTTGTCATGCTGTCTGTTAAATGTAGCGATAACATCAAGCGGCATGGATATAGCCGAACCTATCGCACCTGAAAAATCACCACTTTTGAATGAATCCCATGATTTCTTCACACCCCCATTCATAGCGCCCATAGCTTCCGAGAACTGGTTCATCTCACGCATGAAACCGCTGTCAGTATCCTTACCCATAGAATCCATAAGGTTGGACACGGATGCTATTATCTGTTGCATGGCTTTTATGGCATTGTATATGTTGGTTATGATAAAGTCGATAAGATTCACCGTCTGCAAAGCCTTCTGTGCCGCATCCATCATTCCTTTACCAGTATTGACAGCTTCCTGTCCGCTCTTGTATCTTGATTCGGCTTCCGACTTGGCACTCAAAGCGGCATTGGCAGCTTCTTCATCACCGTTCTTCATTGCATCCTCGTATGCCTTGGAAGCATTTTCTATGTCAGCCATAGCCTGTTGCATATCATTCATGCCTGCCATCATCTTTGACTTTCCTGCATCATAACGCTTATTATACAGACCTTCAATCCCATCTTTCATGTACGTCTGAAAGTCAGACTGGTTGTTCTTCATCATCTTCTCTATCTGCTTGTCCACGCGTTCAAGTTCTTTCATGTATTCCTTTGCGCTGATAGCACCAGATCTAAATGCACTGTTGAGCATTTCCCTTACCTTGTCGGCAACGGTATTTGCAGCTTCCATAGACATCGCTTCAACAGCACCGAAGAAGTTCTGATAGTCTGTGGTCAGCTTGAACAAGTCCATCTCTTCGCTTTTCTGCAATGCGGAAGTTAATGACGTATTACCCATTCCCTTTGCCGTTTCAATCCTTTTTCGGTAATTCTCTCTGATAATATCAACTTGGGTGTAGTAGTCACCATATTTTTCAAGGTCATTAGCATACTGCTTTGCCATCTCACCAAAGTAGCCTTTCCATGCATCAATCATTCCTTGGATAACCTCTTTCTGATCTTCTCCGATATTCTTATTCCCCTTAATTGCTTCCTGTACCTGATTGATGTACTGGTTCATTGAGGTGAATGAAGATGTATCGGGCACGACAGAAACGCCAAGATCAAGATTCATTCCTGCCAATGCGGATTGCAGATTGTTGTATATACCTGCTGCAAAACTTTCAGCCATAGTAGATGTGTCACCACTAAACTGAACTGCAAGGTCTAATGCGAGATCAGTATTGCCTGTTATTCCAAGTATATCCTGGAAGAAGTCATACTTGTTCCTATAACGATCAAATTCATCAGTTATCCTTTTCATCACTTTCTTAGCGGCATCAACATATATTTCAGAAGACAATTCTGATGCTTTTCTTGCATTTTTAACAGCATCCTGAGGAACACGTTTTTCTAACTCCTTTGCTGCCTTATTGTAGTTGTCAATAATAGCTTGTTTATCATAGACAATATCTACCCCAAGTTTTAATGCTTGTGGACCATATATAGCATCAATTTGTTTTTTTGCTTCTTCTTTACCTATATTGACACTTAAATCCTTAAATTTAGAATAAGCTGATTCAAGCAAGGATAATCTATTTTTCCACAAGTCAGCAAGAGGATCACGCCCTTTAGATTTCTTTTGTTTTTCTAATTCTAAATTAAACCGTTTGGCTGTTCCTGTAGCTTTTGACATTGCTTCATTAGCAGCATTAATCTCATATACCGTCTGTTGCACTTGCTCAGCTTCATCTGGACTTACAATACCTGATATTTTATATTCATCACCAAGTTTCTTGACCTTTCCTTGACTGACATACATATCAATGGTCTTCTGTAAATTATCAATAGAACTTTTAGCATCTTTATATTCTTGCTTAACCGCTTTAAAGTAATCCTCCATAGATTTTACATCAGCAGCCTTTATCGCAATAGTCCATTTATGTCCTGTAATTTCATCAAGAGATTTTTTCCATCCAGTCAAACCTTCCTGTGCTTCTTTATCGTCAAGTTCTATTTCAACAGCATATTTTTTGTCAATAAATTCATTAAACAATTTTTTAGCATTCTCCCCAAGTTCGCTAGTTGTGGCAAAATTTTCAGACTGAATCCTTATAAAGTCCTTTTGAGCCTCATTTAATTTATTTACATCAATACCGACAAATACTTTTTTCAATTCTTTATCAAGACTGTTTGCAAAAACATTAAATGATTTTTCAAGTTCTTTAGTTTCGCCCATTATACCTACTTTCAGTTTGTCATATTCCTTCAACAATTCCTCACTGTCAAAATGGGTTTTGTTCTTGAATATTTCAAATGTTCGCGCATCCCCTGACGTTTCAGCCAAAGAACGTATCTTCTCGACAATAGTAGCTGCCGAAGCTCCTTTATTTATAAGTTCGGTAAGTTCGTTTCTCCATTCCTTAGTACCCTTACCCATGTTTATAATTTCCTTGGATGCTTGTACTATCTGCCCACGAAACTCTTCTATATTCTTTCCTGATGAAGTTAGTTTTACGGCTGATTCTTCATAATCTTTAAGCAAATCAGAGAATGAGTCACCAAACACACCTGTAGATGTTGCCTTGTCCGCCTTGAACAATATATCCGCATTTTCGGCAGCGCGCTTATAAACCTGCTCTAGTTCCGATGCTGACTTTTGCAGATATTCCACACGTGATTTCTGATCATCTATCTTCTTGCTGTTCTGTACTATATATTGCCCTATATTGCCATATTTAGACAATACTCCAGTAAGTGTTTCCTCATACGACTGCAACTGTTTCGTGTCAAGCTGTTCAAGGTTTTCCGGGGTGAGTTTATCGAAGTTTATCTTGTCAAGGTCTTTTTGCAAATCACTGTATGATTCACGGAAAGACTTTGCACTATCCTTTATCTTCTGATTGAACTCTTCCGAACGTGCAGACATAATATGAAACGCTTCCGCTACAAGTCCTGCAACAGTAAGTATCGTCATGAGCGGATTAGCCTTTATCGTAAGCCACAATGTTTTCAATGAATTTGTCAAACCGAATGTTGCCAGTTTGAATCTGTTCATCAACATTGTCGTTTTTGTCATAGACAACATTCTTGCAGCTTCCGCACCTGTCAGTTTAAGTTCGGTGACAAGAAGATGCCGTTCAGCCTGTGTCAGCATATTCGTGGCAAGAATACGTTTTGCCATCTCTGCTGACATCTTTCCCGAATTAACGGCAGCAACTATCTCTACGGCAGACAGTTTTGACGCTGTCGCTATCTTCCACCTCTCGGCAGTAGTGAGCGTTCTGTACATTGCAGCCTGTTTAAGCAACTGGGCTTCCCGTAATTTCTCAGCCTTAATAGCATTAGTTGTTGCGACAACTTCTTTTCCTAGCATGGCTGTTCTAGCCAACTGCAATCCTTTCAATGCGGCATATCCTACAGCAACACCCTCTATTGCTTTGGAGAAATATCTCCAGTTGTTCATCGCATCGGTTATGCTTCCAACAATTCCTTTCAGAACGGAATCATTCGCCTCGCCTATGTCATTCATCATAATCTTGTATGAATCGGCAAGGTTACTTACCATACCTTTCAAAGATGCAGCTTGTATTTCCTGCATTTTGTAGAACATACCACCATCTTCCGTCATTGTGGTAAACATCTCCCGAATATACTCAAAAGGAATCTGACGTGTTGATATGGCGTTGAACACATCATCAGTAGTTTGAGCCACGCCTCTTACTTCTTCCAGTTTTTTTCTTAATGCGTCCAATGCAGGAATACCAGCTTCTGTCAACTGACGTAATTCCTGTCCCCTTAACACACCTGCGCTTCTTATCTGTCCATAAGCTAGAATAATACGCCCCATATCAACACCAAGACCTGCGGAAACGTCCGCAAGGCTTTTCATTGTACCGTACAATTCATTGACAGGTATCTGGAATGCTGCAAGTTGTTTGGTATATCCAACCAAATCACTGAACTGGAAAGGAGATATTACAGCAAGCCCCTTAATCTGACTGAATATCTGGTCAGCCCGTCTTGCATCCTGTATAATGGCACGTAAAGATACCTGTTGCAGCTCGAACTCCCCACGAATGGCAACAAGTTCCTGAAACATATCTCTGAAAAAGTAGAATCCGGCATAAGTCTTTATCGTATTGACAAACTCACGCATCATTCTGCTCTGCTTTGTCAGTTCCTCGGTAAATTCCTTTGAACTTGCGGCATTTTTCTGATTGGTCTGCTGCATCTTTGTTCCATAGGATGTGGCTTCGTTTACAAACTTGTTGTGTTCCTGTATCTTCCTGTTGAGAAGAGTAAGGGTACGGTTATAGTTTGCATCAGTCGTATTAAGTGCATTACGCCTGTTTGTCAATTCAGAAATAAGATTGTTAGCCTGATTGATAGATGTAGGATTGATATTAAGCAATTCATTCGTTGATGTTTTTCTTAAAGATGATTGCAACTTCTCCAATCTGCCTTGCAATTTCTGAATAAGAGCGTCAGCCTTTGTTATCTGATTGCTGTTTAAAGGAACTTCAACCTTGAATTTATTCAATAGTTCAAGGCGTTTCTGTATGGCGGCAATTTTCTTGTTCAAGTCCTCAGCACTTCCCTCAGGCATACCAAGGGCAAGTCCAGACTGACCAGAAAGGTATTGTAGATACTTCTGATTGGTCTGCTGCATCTTCTTACTCGCCTGTTCCTGCTTTGATGCTTGTTTATCCATCTCTTTTGTCCGTGCAATCTCCATCTCGTATTGCTGGCGTAGAAGATTAAGTTCTCTTTCATCGGAAATGGACAATTTAGGCGCACTGTTAGAAGTAAGGGAATATGCGGTTTTCAATCTGTTCAATTCAGCGACAAGATCGTCTATCGCTTTCTTCTGACTTTCAAGATTGGCTTTTCTTGTAGCCATCCCCTTATCCCCACCTGCATTGCCTAAGTTACGGTAAGTCTTTTCCAGTTTGTCATACTCTCTTGTCGCTTCAACAATCTTGTTTGACAATTCTTCCATCTGAACAAGTATATCCATTTTCTTGTTCGACTTCCCTTTCCCTACCTTGGACGCGTTTTCATTCGCTTTGTTTATCTTATCTACAACCTCGCTAAGTTCGTCATTCATTTTGCCTATATCGGTCAACATAGGCTTGAAGGACATCTCCTGGTTAAAAGTGTCCTGCAACTTCTTCTGTATATCCTTTATCTGTTTGTCAAGACCGGAATCATCTAGACCGATCTTAAACTTTAATGCTCCTAAATCAACATCAGCCATAGTTATTATTTTTTAATAAAGGCAAAAATAGCAAAAATAAACATAACAGCATGATTCACAACAAACAAAAATCCATTAGTATTTTTTAACATATTTAAAATGGTACTTAAAAAAGATTATGTTATCTTTGCAAAAAGATAAATGTATTATGGCATTTATAACCAGTTAAACAATATTTAACTAAATTAGTATCACCCTTGGTAGAAGGGGCTGGGGACGTGGAGTGGTCGACAGTAGTCGGGGCGGTGAAGCGTCAATATGTACGTGTATAAACGTATATAATTACCTGTGGAAAAACAATATAATTGAAAAGCGAATACTAGTAAATTTATGAATAAGCCGTTTTCTATATTGCTATTTTTTTTGTTACTGTCGTGTTCTTGTTCACGCAAGCTACTTCCATCTTCGACAAATACAACTATAGTAGACCACAACACGACAGTAACGGAAAGAGTAGTATGGCAATCAAAAATAATAACTCTTCCAACAGAACACATACAACATACAACATTTGAAGATAGTTCACACTTGGAAACATCATTAGCCATATCAGACGCTAAAATAATGTCGGATGGTAGACTTTTTCATAGTTTGAAAAACAAGAAAGACTTTTTACAAGACAGTATTCCATCTTTGGAAAAAGAAACGGTAGTGACGAAAGATTCTATAATAACCGTAGAGAAAATTGTAGAAGTAAAGGTAGAAAAGGAATTGTCTAAATGGCAAAAAATACTGATCAATCTTGGATACATAGGTATCGGTTTCATATTGTTTTCAGGTTACAAAATAGCCCGAAAGTTCATGTAACTTTCGGGCTTGTTTTACTAGATGCCATACCACGTGGTAAACAAACTAATCTTCATAAATATTGTTTTTTAAATATTTCGCAACACTATCCATTACACACTCAACACACCAACCTATAAAGTATGCAAAGTGCTCATCCTGCCCATTTTTATACCCCATTGATATATCACAATAATCAAATACATTACATACAAAATGAGATGATTCATGAGCAACAGTGCTTACCCCTATACCATCGTTGGATAACCAAATAAGTACACCTAAATGGTTAGTACTTTTTTCCCTTACAAAAATAGTCATGGCTTTACAGCCCTTAATTTCATCTTTGGATGTATCTATCGGATCATGATTAAGTTTGGTGAATTTTCTATATATTTTCCCCCATTGATCATCCCCCACTGCAACATACAGTTTAAGGGGATATATTTTAGGATCGTATTTTGTTATCATCGCAAAACATCTTTTAGTAATATATCGGGATGCTCTTCTTTAGGTTTAGATTCTTTGAATCTATATATAAAGCCACTTGCATCCTTGTTGGCTTCCTCATATAAATCTTCTGTAAGAGAAGCCTTGTACAACTTAACTTTCTCTTCAAAATGATAATCAAGTTTAGGCTGGTCCATTATAACTGCCTGTATGTAACTCCATGAATATTTCCATAGCAAAGCCCAGTCTTTGATTATCATCAATCCTCCGAATAGCCTTAAATCCCCTCTGAATTGGGGGAAATCTTTTTGGATAGATCCTCGTGAGCCGATTTTGCATCGAGAGATAATTTCATGGCATCCTTCTTGCTTAGTGTCGCTGTCGTATCTATCAAGAACGCTAAACGGATTGTATTTGTAAAAAAATCACTGACATTAGCCCCCTCCACGATGGCTTCTATCAACGGAGTTAGTTCCTTATGGTCATAGTGCCTGCTTAACCACCAAGCGTATATACGTCTTGCAAAAGGAATTATCTCAAAAAACCAATAGTTATTCAATACTCCTGCCGCTGCAACTTTGTACGGAATAGATGCGTCATTTTTCATAATTGCAATCATTTCCTTTTTCGCTGTATCGGGGTTGATAATGTCACGTATCAACAGCTTGTCTACAATATAATCGTATGCACCCAGTCTAAGACCACGCACCTTGAATTTCTTATTGCCAACCATAACCTCTTTGTATTTATGAGTGGCAAACTTCTGCATCTTTATCTGATCATCTAAGTCAGGTTGTTTCCAATTGAATATTCCCATTTTTTAAACTAACTTGAACGGTTTAATCATTAATTTTCCTTTCACATCTACCTTTGATATGTTCTTTGGAGTATTTGTATGTACGAACACCTTGGTATATTTAGACGATACAATATCAAGTTTGGCATCGTCAATCAAAGAAACGTGTACTATGCTGTTATCAAGCGCAACAAGACTTACATGGCTGTTATCCTTGACATACATTTCTCCTATACCATAGTCATTATAGGTGACAACACAATCACAAGCTCCATTAAATATAGACCATTTAGGATTGCTTATAAAAATATTAGTATCATCAACGTATATATTATATCTTTCTCGTACTCCAGCAAATTCCTCCTTAATTATTTCATTGGACGGATATCTATTCAATAGACAAAAATCAATACCCTTGACATACTTCTCGCACAATTGATTTTTATCTGGATTCCCCCAGTTATTTGTCCAGTCCTCGCATAGTCCAAGACTTATAGCCTGTGACTTTAACTTGTCTGATAATTCTCTATCTGTCATGCATACTTTTTCTAGCAAAAATACAACAAAGGTCAATTAAAATCAAACGACATTAGTTAAAAAAACAAAAGCCGGACAAAAATGCCCGGCTAATAATATATAACACAACTTATCCGCCAACTGAATTATCCAATTCCAGAACCATCATGGTTTTCAAATATTGTGTATTAACTTCCAATGCTGTAACTGTCACAGAAAATCCAAGATAACCTGCGTTACTAGGCGCACCTGTAAAGCTAACGGCCCATGATGCTTTCGGGAAGAATATCATACGATTACCAGCACCATTGATAATACCGATAGGGCGTACAAACTGTTTAAACGCACTTGCCCCAAATGCTTTCAATTTTTGAGTAGTACCTTTTCCGAAAGCGTCTTGTGTGTCAGTCAGAGAATCCAAATTCAATTCAGGAGTTGTATTACCAGTAGTAAAGAATGCAAATGCATCCTTAGAGGTAGACATACCTGTAAACGTGAATGCCATAGTACCAGGTGTGATGTTCTGGAACACAGTAGCACCCTGTTCATTCTTGGTTTCAGAAGTGTCAGCGTCCGTTCCTGCGGATTCTGTAGTACCAGACTCAATATTAGGCAGGATTTTTGGATTCAAAAATGATGAATATTTAGTCGAATCGGTAATTTCAATAGGATCAAAAGTTAAAGCAGCCGACTGCCCGTTCAAGTAAGCAGGGCTGGTGTCTAAATTTACTCGTGCCATTCTATTTTCTAAATTTAAAAGGTTATTACTATATGTCGAAAACGTATCTATTGATGCGTTTTCACTCTTTTTTCTTACGGTTCCCATGCGGCTAATCTTTATAAATATCAACGTTTAACAGAACGGATGTATAATAAAATCCGACACCATCAAACATTGGTGGTAAAACATTAAATATTTTAAAATGAAGCTGCACAGCCTTTTGAGGAAATAAGTTCACAATCTTCTCACTTAACGCATCCATAATTGACGGATAAATATTACCCGGTAATGCTCTAACAAACAAAGTAACCGTAGCCATTGTTTCGCCCTTCCCAAAATGTCCATAAGGACCATTTTCAGTGTTGCTTACAATCCTAGTATTATTGTTTACGACAATAAAACTCGTTACCTTATCGTCAACATTTGCAGGACGCTGTACTTTATATACATCATCAGCAATATTCTCGTCCAATACAATATTGTACAAGGTTGTATTTATCGTTGAAGGATTAAAGTACCCCATTTACCTCACTTAAAATATTTGTTCAACATATTAGCTGCAATTTTTTTAAAAACTACAGTATATTTACCTCCGTTTAAATCTGTTTTTGTTTTAAGCCAAGAATCTGTAAGAACATTCAATAAATGGTAATTCTCCAAATACTTCCCATAAAACATGACAGCAGCTACAACTAGTTCGTATCTTCCGGACCTATCAGACTTGTAACTATTGAAGAAATCTTTAGCTACTTCACGTCCCCAATACTCAACTCCGTTACGCTTCCTTGGTTCATCCGCAACCTTAACCGCATTTGCCCACACAATCTTCTTTAGGACTCCATCTTTATAAATGCCGCAACCATAACTATCTTCAAGATTGAAAGTTTGATTGGTAAAGCCTTCCATGTCTTTTATATCATCCATAACATTTGTCGCGATATCTTCCATGAACTGCATGATAGATTCATCCAAGGCAAGCTGGACATTACTACCAAACTTTTTCAAAACTTCATCATTCTGTTTTGCTGACATTCTTTGTTCTAGTTTTTCTTGTTGTAGGTTTATTCAGTTTATCAATCTGCTTTTTTAGCTTATCCCTATCCTCCTTGGCGTTTTTCAACTCATTCTTTATACTATTCATCTCATTGTAAAGCTCTTGAATCTTCTGATAAGCATTACGAAGAGATTCTTGATAACTTAATATTTCCTCTTGAGCCTTTTTTAATTGAGCACCTTGAAGAGCAAATCCTTTTTCTAGATTATCCAAGGTAGAAGAATCAATTTCAGTTTCTACTTTTTTCTTCTTTTGCTTGAACAAAAGAACAGAGGTTATAAGGGTTATACCATTTGTTCCCAACAAAGCAAGTATTATTTCTGTCCAGTTGATTGTCATAGTCTTTTAGTTTTCTATTTGGTTAAAGTATACTACCGTCCCAAATTCCATATTATTAAATGGAGGCTTCTTTATCTCACGCCAATTGTTACTATTGTCAGAAAAAGGATGGTTGAAATTCTGCCAGTCTAACAAGCATCCAGATGGTATCGTAACGTCATTATCTTCTAGGTAAGCGGCATATTCGGATTTATCCACATCATTCGTTTCTGAACCAGTATCCTTTTCCTGTATGTTTGCTTTTCCTTCATATATCATTTCCCAATCTGGAATAGATTGATATTTATCAGAATTATTTTTATTCTGATAAATCCTCACCATATCAGGAAACATATCTTCACCTAAAACACTCTTTCCCATATCACCATCTCAATCTAGTTATTTCAACATCTGTTCCAACATCCAAATTCAAACCCCATTTGGCATATAATTCCTTTGCGCGTTGTTCCAATCTTTTCTTGTCATTGATAGAAATAGTCTTGCTTGTGTCGGTAATTGACCAGTTCCCGGCTTTCTTCGTCTTTCCCTGTATCGTTGAAGGGGCAGTGCAAACAATGAGCAACAAGTCAGCATAAGCCAAATCCTTCTTCATCTCAGACGTTTCACGGCTGTCATCAGACAAACGGAATCCCCATTTCTGGGCAACACTGATATATGATGTGTTTTTCAACTCATAGTCAATCTGTGCTTTCAGATATTCACGCATAGACATATAGAAATATGCTTCCACCTTCATGTTACCCTTTGCTGTTATCTGAGGGGTAACTTGAATAGTAAACGGATTATCCGAAACTTTCAGTCTATCTTCCGGCTTCAATGTTTCATTGTCGGCAATAAGCCAGCATCCGAACTCTACACTTTCTTCGGGAATAGCTTGGAGCGTGAGAGTATCTCCAATGAAATACTCCCCTGCGCCCTTTGCTGTGCCTTCGCCATTTATATCAATAATGACCTTCATGGTTCAACCTTTTACAATCCCGTATTTGACTGTTCGTCAACCTTCATAATGATAAGGTTGTTCGGATTCTTCATCACAGGACATGCCCACAACTCACCTGAACTCTTCTCCGCATACGGTTCGGAAGAATACTGATGCAAGAACGCGATACGTCCGCCTTCCAAAGAAGAAATACGTACAGCCGGGTTGGTATCCTGCAAATACATTGACGGTGAGTTCTTGATACGGAAGAACTGACCGCTCTGAACAAGAACAACGGTGTTCTTTTCAAAAGACGGTTTGGCTTCCTCAATCACACCAAGTTTGTTCCATTTTGATTTTTCATCAACAGGAATAATCACAGGAATAGAGAACACCTTCATCAGCACATCAACAATCTCCTGATTGTTCATAGGATAGATTGTAGTAGATGCTGCGGCAGGAACAAGACGAGCCTGTACTGCTGCTGTCACTTTCGGGTGCATCAGGAAGTTGTCATACAAATCCTTGGACATTTCAAAGTGATCGTATGGAACACCATCATTGTCGGCAATCTTACACATTCTTTGAAGGTCTTTAATAGGATCAGCGTTCTCGTTCGGTGTCCAGTCTGTATCGCTAAACCATTTCTGTTTCAACGCTTTCAACTTGTGTTTTGCAGGAACACGATAGTCAATCTGAACAGGGATTGAGTTGGTACCACTAGCTGTATAGTTAAGCATACCTGTAGAAAGAGCCTGATAAGTCATGCAGTTCAACTCGGTATGGAAACCTTGGATACACGCTTCCATCTTTGTGTACCATTTCTCACGGATCTTGTCAAGCAATGCGCCTTGCGGAATGTCAAGTTCATAGAACTCCTGAATATCGGTTTCCATAAACTGAATGGCGTGACCCATCTTCGTAATACGGCCCGAATACCATTCAAATCCAGTAGTGTCCATGATAGGCTTTTCAGCCAAAGGAGCAAGCATCACAGGACGGGTAGCCTGTGTGTATTCGTCAACCATGACATTCCATGATTTACTCATCTGAGGAACATCCCAATCTCCGTAGCTTCTCCAGTTTTCGTTATCAAATTTCTGATTGGCATAATCCATAAGTTCCTGCATCTCCCCAGAGAAATGCCAATCATAGAAACTAAATGTCGATCTTTGCATAAAACGAAAAAATTTAATTAGTTATACAATGTGTAACGGAAAACGCAAGGATATGATTCATCATCCTTCATCGCCTTTTTGATTGCCGAAGCTACGGGCGGAATGCGTTTTTCCAAAATCTCACTTGTCACCATCCATGCACCGTTGAAAGGATAGAGAGTGGCACCGGGAATGGTGTCAACATCATAAGGCAGGATAGCATTAGGAATAACCTTGAATTTTGCGCTAGCACCAACCTGTGTAACTTCAACTAAAATATCGGTCAATTCCAATTTACCTGCATCCCCGGACAATGTAAGGATGTCATATTCGTCATGTGACGAATCAATAGCGTTAATGGTAAAACCAGTTGTAGTACCTGCGGCAGTAGTAGGTGCTTTGCCGACAACCATGCCAACCTTGGCAACTGTATTACCCATGATTTTTTCAACTTTTACCGTAGCACCAGAATCCGATTTCTCATACATTCTGAATGAATAGTGAATATCACCGCCATCCTGTTTTGAGGAATCGCATTTAATCATAGTGCCAGCCGGAAGTTTGTTCCCAACTGTAGGCATACGTTCTACTGGAACGTTACATCCTACCAACAGTACGTGCAAAGACGTATCATTAGAAAAGATATGTCTTGCGCCACCAATCTTACTATAACTTGTTGCAAGAACTCCTGCTTTCATAATTAAAAAAACTATTTGTTAATTTTACTGTAATATCGGCTGACAATATTGTTTTCCTTGCTAGCCTTATCTTCTTCTCTCTTTCTATCTATGAATGACTTTACATCGCTAGAACCACCCTTGTCAGAGATGAAAGGATTAATGCCATCCTTTGTGTATTTCGTACACGTTTCATTGTACTTTCCCTGTATTTTCAGAAGAATGCTTGTATCTTCCTCTTCGGGCAAAATCTGAATGTTCTCAAAAATGATGTTGCGCAACAACTCGTTAGGCATACCTGCTTCCGGGCGTTTAATCAAATCAGACAGCTTCTTGCGCTTTTCAGTTACAATCTGCTTCTGCTTTTCCTCCTGCTCTTTAGCTTCAAACTCTTTCTTGAACTTTTCAAACTCTTCAAGTTTAGCCTTGACATCATCGGGCAACTCAAACTGTTTCTGTTCTGATGATGATTGTTGTTGTTGTTGTGGCGGTTGTTGTTGCGACGAATGTGATTTTTCCCATTCCTTTTTCAAGTTGGATATCTCCTGTTCCTTGATTGTATCCCACTCTTTGCGCTTATCAGACGCAAACGCTCTTACCTGGCCTGCCACAGTGTTCTTTAAATGATTCACAACACTTTCATTCCAGAACTTTTCCGCATTTTCCTGCGGTGCGAACGCTGAGAACTCATTAATTGTCTGTTCGATTGTACGATCTGTAATAACGGAGCTACTTTCTCCCAACGCATTCTTGATACCTTCAAAAATGACTTTTACATTTTCATCCATATACTATTTATTTTTTATGTGATTCATGCACAAGACCTTTGCGCACAGTAAGTACCTCTTACCGATGCAAATGTAGTTAAAAAAATGTGTATAAGCAAAAAAATATTTAAAAAAATATTATATTTGCAAGGCATTAAGGAATAAATGGAAGCTATTATAAAAATTAACACATACTGTTTCCTAGTGTTATTATATAGTAGTACATTTACTAGCAAAACATAATACTGATTAATATGCAATTAGTTTATAAATTTGAGATCAACCATTCCGACAGGCTTTGCGCTATCTGCCGTGTTACGAACAACCTGTACAACCAGGCGTTGTATATTGTACGTAACGAGTTGAAGGATAACGACAGGTGGCTGTTCTATCCCGACTTGGACAGGATAATGAAAAATGTCACCAACCTTGAAGGTACGGTAAATTACAGGCTTGTGAAATCACACGTAGCCCAACAGACATTACGTGTGCTTGATAAGGCAATGAAGGGATATGTCAAGGCTGTAAAGGATTGGTCTAAGAATCCAGGGAAGTATAACGGTAAGCCCGAGCTGCCATGCTATCACAAACGGGGTGGGATGAGCAATGCTATATATACCAACCAGTCGTGCAGGATACATGACGGGTATATAATCCTTGACCGTGACTTGAAAATACCCGTTCCTCAATGGGAGAAGTACAAGGACAGAATCGAACGGTTCAAACAGGTTAGGATAATTCCAAAACGTACATACATGACCGTGGAGGTTGTATATGATTGTGTCTGTTCGGATAATGTCGGTACTGGTATGGCTTCGATAGACTTGGGTGTGAACAACCTTGCCACGCTGGTTTGCGGATGCAATGCGCTGCTGTTTTCCGGCAAGGTTGTCAAGTCATACAACAGATGGTTTAACAAAACATTATCCATGCTGCAATCCATAAAGGACAGGCAGGGG